ACCTAATATAATATTATTTTTTTCTAATCTATTATTTAATTCATTTATTTCATTATACTTATAACACTGCCATTTTAAATTATCATCTAATAAATAAATATTCTTTTTCATTTTTTATTTCTCCTATATAATTATTTACAGAAAATACATATATTATTTTTTCTTATTTCTTTTGTATATAATTTTTTATTATTAGTTCTAATATATCTACTTTTACCGCATTTGCTACATATTAAATATACATAGTTAGGATTTTTTTTGCTTTTACGTCTATAAGTCTTTGCTATATTTCTTTTTAATTTTTTATAACTTTTTTTTCTTCTCATATAATCCTCTTATATCTCTATTATAAGTATAACATATTAATTTGTTTTTAAATTTTCGGGTTTACATCTTTTAAAAGATATTTAATTGCATTGGCAACAGCAGTATAAAATATAGCCGAACATTCTGATGTATAATATACTGAAGTCTTATCCCTAAATTTACAAGATAAATGCTTTAATTCTGTAATTGTTTCTTTTATATTTAATATAGACGTATTCATTTTAACCTCTTTTGTTAAAAACTTTTACATAAACTATCTGACCAATTCATAGATTTTTTCTTACAATGCCTACATTTTACATTTCCGTCTTTATTTATTTTGTCTATATAGATATACCATTTGCCACAATATTCACAATTACCTCTAATTAAGGTTCTATTTTTCATTTTCACCTCCTTTTATTATTCTTATTTAAAGTATAACATATTTTAGAGTAAATGTCAAATTTATTTTTTATTCTAAGTCCTTTTATTTCAATGAGTTATAAAAAATAATTTTTTATATTAAAGCTGTCTTCTCATTTAATCTATATATACTCCCTTTGGCAAATGTAGCAACCTCTTTTTTTAATCTATTAGTCAATTTATACATTTTATATCACCTCACTTTTTTTATATACTCTTATTTTATAATATCTCTTTTTGAATATATTTAACATCAATAAATAAATTTACTATATATCTATTGCCTATTTTATAAATAACGCCTTTATATTTACGTTTAATTATACTTAATGCTTGAGTTATACTCTTATTACGTAAATAAGGTTTACAGTCCTTAGTTAAATTATACAACTTAGACAAGTTAAAATTTAAGCTATAACGATATTTACTTGCTGATAATAAATATTCTGGCTTAGGTTTGATATAAAAAAAGCTACGTTTAATATTAGTTACTTTAGTATCATTAACAGTAAAATAATTATTGCCATAATAAGCAACTTTTATTTTATCTTTAATATTTGCATTGCTATAATGATATAATTTAATATTTTTATTCATTTATGCCATGCCTCAAGTAAATAACGATTATCTAATTTAAATATAGTTATGCCTCTATATTTTTTTAGATAATACTTTACATAAAATTTTAATTCGCTATAATTGCCTTTATGTATTATTTTTTCTTTTAATCCCTCTAAAATATCAATTTTATTAACGTTATAATGAATATATCCTCTTGTCAATACCTCTTTATAAAATATTGCCTCTTGATTATATTTTTCTTTTATTTTTTCTATAAATATATTAACATCATCAATGCATATATTATTTTTATTTAATACTCTAATATTATCGCTTATAATTTTACCTTGATTATTAAGCCATAATCCCTTAATATTAGTATTTTTATTAGCAGGTAAGTATATTTTAATATTCATTTTATAATCTCCTTTTTATAATCAGCTTTAAGAATAAATTTATTTTTTTGCTTATAGCTATATACTTTTGTATAGTTTTGGCATAAATAACGTTTATGTATCTTAAATATATCTTTAAATAACGTAACTATAATAATACTTTTATTTTTATAATGTTTGTAATATCTAACATTAACTTGTTTAGAATATTTTTTTTGATAATCTGGTGTCAACATTTTTATTTTTCCTTTTATTGTTAACGATTTTTATTCTACCATTATTATAATTAATTATAACTATATCGCCTTTAAATATAAATTGTTCTATTTTCTTAGCCATTTTTAATTACTCCTTATTTATATAACATTTAGGTTAATAATTATAATAGTCAATAATCGGCTTAAATTAACATAATTTATTGATAATAAACAATTTATAATAAAATTCATTTTTGTTTATAATTATTTATTATTAAATTCTTAGTTTAGGGGAGCGCCTTACCTATACTTACAGTCACAAAAAGCCGATAAGACTTGCCTCCCCTTCTTTTATTTAAAATAATTATCAAAGTCTATTAAGTCCTTAATATCTAATTTTATACTTTCCTTTAAAAATTTACCCTCTTGATTAACCTTAAAAGGTAAATCTTTAATCTGACAATCTAATTTTTTAATTTTTAACTCTAACATTTTTAATCACTCCTTAATTACATTAATAAGTATAACATAAATAACTCTTAATATCAAGGCAGATACATAAAAAACTTAATTTTTATGATAATTTACCTAAATTATTGATAATAAACAAGTTACATAAAAATAACCTATAAAAATATCTAAATACTAATAAAATGCTATAAAATAAACCTAAACAAAAATAATAAATAATTATTACAGTATAAAGAATAATAGTTTATAAAGTAAGTATAATAAAAGGATAGATAAAATTATTAATAACAGTGTAAAAGTAAAAATCGTATCTTGATAAGCTAAATATCAATAAACTATTTTAGATTTTTCCATTAGTTAATGTAAACACTCCTAATAATACGTAAGTTGTTGTATAACAACAGTTTATAAAAATAAGGGCTATGGGTTCAATTTAGCAAATGGCTAAAAAAGCCCTATATAACACTCAACTATTAACAATAAAACGCAAGAAACTGCAAAAAACGACAATATTTGACGTAAAATAAGGGTAAATAACATATAATAAATAAGGATTATCAATAATAAATAATGCTGTCTTATAGGGTAAATATTAGCAAATTTTAGTATATATTTATAATTTATATAGGTTTATTTTTTATGGTTACTATAAGATAAGTAAAAGGAATCGCTTTCTTAATGGATACTACGTTACTTTTATACGAATATGTGAAATTTGGTAGCCAAAAATAGAGTTTTTTATGTAACTTATTTAATACCAGTTATTTAGGTAAATTATTTAATATTTTTAGAAAAAGTATATAGTTTTTTTGATAAAAATGTCATTCTTAGCTTGTATATAGGATACTTATATGTTATACTTATAGTAGAGGGTTAATAATATGAGTCAAAATTATATATTTATGAAAGTATAAAATAATTACCAAGAGAGTGTAAAATCTCTCTTTTTTTTATGTAAGGGTATTTATGACAAATAAACGGAATAATAGAAAAAAATATAAATTTCAAGGTATAGGTTTAGATAGGAATGAAAAAAATAAAGCTAAAAAGAGATTTAAACAATATTTAAAGCAACATCATTTTGAATCTTTAGCTGATTTATATTTATTGGAAGAATTAGTATGTAGAGAAATTTATCATAATAGATATAAACAAGCAATAGCAGATTTTCAGGAAAGTTTACATAAAAAACAAAAAGAAAAAAGTATAAGAGTTAGTTATTCTGATATTGTTCCTAACAAAATATTAGATGCTTTAAATACTAATTTAGATGAAATTTATAAATTACAAGATAAATTAGGTTTATATATAGACAAAAAAGAAGATAATTATGATTATCTTCAAGATTTAAAGAAAAAGTTTGATATATGGAAAGAAGAAAATCAGGGCAGTAGAGAAGTTACTTGTCCATTCTGTTCAAAAATATTTTTTTTGAATATAAGAACTGATAAATATAAAGAAGGAAAAGAAAGTTTTTTTAAAGACAGAATTTTATTTAATAAACATCTTTGGAAATTATATAAAGAAAATAAGATAACAAAGGAAGATATAGCAAAAATTTTAGGAACTCCTACCGATTATGTTTCTTGGTTAGAAAAAAAATTTACTGATAATAATATTTAGTTTTAGTTCCTTCCTGATAGTTCATATCATGTTTTTCCAAAAAATAGTAAATTATATATGCTTACACAAAAAATTACTGACGAAGAATTAGACTTTATGGAATGTTGGCATACGCCAAGATGTTTAGTAGAGTCTTTATTTTCTAATTTTGATAATTTGTCAGCCTTTAGTAAAGAAAAATTTGGAAAACTAAGATTATATCAATTTCCTATGATTTCGCAAGAAGCATTAATAGATTTTGATACTACAGCTAACTATCATTATCATGGTCTTTCTCAAGAAAAAAAAGAAAAAAAGAAATTTCAATTAAGAAAAAATGTAGCTGATTTGTATAATTATGGTTCAAGGAAATACGGTAAAACTTTATGCACAGAAAAATTAGATATACCTTTATCTATGCTACATGATGATAATTATCCTACAGCGTGTGCTTCTCTTGATAGTATTCATTTAAGAGGAGTATTAGAACCTGTTAAAAGAGCTATAGAATATCATCCGATATTGAAATTATGGAAAACTTCTCATATGAGAAGCGCTCCTAATTTCGAATTTTATACTAAAAATGGTTGGAAATTAGAAGGCGTGAATATGAATTTGAAGTCCAAAAATCCAGGACATCAATTTTATGGTAAACACGTTAAAAAATTATGGATGGAAGAAAGGTCTTTTGAAACTGAAGAAGTAGCTAAAAAGCGACATGATGCATTAGCGGAAGTAGGTTCAATTTTACGTTTTTCTGGAATGACGAATTTTACTAGGCATTCTCCAGCAGGAAAAGATTTTTATGCTCCAGAAAATCAAAAACATATAATTAATTATCCTCAATACGTAAACCCTCATTGGGATGAAAAAGAAGAAGAAAATAGAGTTAAGAAATTTGGAGGTAGAGAAAGTTTAAATTATAGAGTTTTTGTTAAAGGAGAAATCATCGAAGATGGTATTTCCGAAATTGATATGGATAGAGTTAAAGGATGTTGGCTAAAAAAGAAAAAAATAAAGCGATTTGAGATAAAGAAAAAAGATTTTAAACATTTTTCTAATTTAATTGTAGTAGAAAGACCTAATAATGCAGATAGAATTTTGATTTGTGCAGATATAGGAGAATCGGCAGGAACTGATATTATAATATTAGCAGAAATAGGAAATACATATAAATACCTATATAATATAACATTATATAATTTAATACGTAAAGAACAATTAGAAATATTTAAATGGCTTATTACACAATTACAAGCTAATATTATAGCTTTAGATTGCGGTGATGCTATGGGTAGAAATTTAGCAGACGATTTAGAAGAAATTTACTCTAAAGATAATGTAGTTAGATATGCAGGAACAGGTAAAGTAAAAGTAGGTTTTGAAAAAACTCCTGAAGGTAAAATTATAATAAAAGGTGGTAAACCTATATATAGAGAAGAAAGAGTTAAAGAATGGGCGGTTAGACGTTTAAAACATTTATTATATGAACAACGATTAAATTTACCTATAGATTATAAATTAGAACAACAATTAGCATCCTTGATTTCCACGAAATCAGGAAGTAGAGTAGTGTATGAATGTGTTAGTGAAACAGGAGACCATTTATTTTCAGCTTGGTTAGTTTTTGCTATAGCACAGTGGTTATGTAAGGACTTTAACAAGACAAAACCTATGAGTTCTGATTGGGGAACTGGTAGTTCGTCTTGGTAAAATGAGGAGAAAAAAGATGCCAAATAATGAAAATAATATTTTTCTGAATTATATATTATCTATGATGTTATCTAAGGTAGTAGTTCCTAGTGAATATCACGACCAAGTAAATGCTATTAATAGTATGCTAGAAGATGATGTATCAGGTTTAGTAGATTCTTTAACTGACTTTGCAGTTGATTCTGCTTCTGTAGATTTTAATATTGAAACTAGTAATGAGGATTTAAATGTAATACTAAGAGAATGGTTAGATAATATTAATATAGGTTATAATGGAAAAATTCCAGTCGGTATTAATCCATTAGCAGAAGAATACTATAAAGAATTATTTAAAAACGGTTCATTTCCAGTATTAAAAATAGCAGAGTGGACAGAGAAAAATAATATAATATTACCTACTAAAATGTTTTTTGTAGATGGAGGTAGTATTTATGCTAAAGATATAGATAAAAGTTCTGATTTAACTTTAGAGAGTTATGAATATTATCTTAACGATATTAACAATGAAAAGAATAAATTAAGAAATAATTGTATATTTGCACCTACTTCAGGTAGATGGTATGATAAATATCCAAAACCTTATCTAATTAGGAGAGGCATTTATCATAACTGGAAAATAATTCAATCTATTAAAAATAATGAGACTAAAGTATTAGACCAAATTATACCTTATATGCTGTTAATTCTTAAAGGAAGTCCTGAATTAGCTTCGCAACAAATTAAAAGTTATAGTAATGAAGAATTAACAGAAATTATAGAGGAATTTAAAGCATTAATGAAAAAAGTTAATACTCAAACAGTAGGAGAAGGAAATACTAAAACTCCTGTAAGAGCTACTAATTTTGATGAACAAATTAAACATTTAATCCCTGATTTATCCTCTATTTTTAATCCTCAATTATTTACAGTAGCAGAAAAAAATATTTTATCAGGTTTAGGGTTTATAGATATAGCAGAAGCGGTTTCTTCTTCTAGACGAGAATCTATTTTAAATCCTAAAGCATTTATTACTACCACAAAAAAAGCAGTCAGTAATTTTAAACAAGTTATTAAACATTTGGTATTACTTATCAAAGATAAAAATAAAGAACATAGAAAATATATGAACGCAGATTTTCATATTACTAATTCTCCTATTAATTCTTTCATGACTGCTGAATTTAAAGACCATATAAGACAATTATATGATAGAGGTAGAGTATCTTCGCAGACTGCAGTAGAGCTTATAGCTGAAGTTGATTTTGAGACAGAAGTTATGAGAAGAGAGAAAGAAACTAAAAGAGGAATAGAAAAGAAATTATATCCTGTTGTAACTAGAAATCAAGAAAATACTATTAATGATTTACCTAAAACTAAACAAGATACTGATGAAGAAGATATTTCAGATGATAAAAAAGATGAAATAGAAAAACAGGAATATGATATAGAAAGTCAATCTAAAGTTATAAAATGTGAGTGTATAAAATGTGGACATAAAGTTAGTTCTAATAAGCATTGTAAAGATTTTAAATGTCCGAAGTGTAAGGGAGAAATGAGACGAATTAATAGACCTGGAAAAGGTAGACTTAATTTACCTCCTAATGTAAAAGGTAAAAAGTTAATAAAAGCTCCTTATAATAATATTAATCAATTACCTAAAAATATAAAAGAAAATATGTCTGAAAGTTTACAGCAAACTTTTATAACTGTATTTAATAAAGCGTATAAACAATACAATTCAGAAGAAAAAGCATTTCAAGTAGCTTGGTCTGCTATTAAAAAGATTGCAAAGAAAAATAAAAATGGAATATGGGTAAAAAAATCAAGCAGAGCTAAGTTAGGAGATAATAAGATAAATAGAATTATAAAAAATAATTACAAAAAAGGTGATAAAAATGGCAACAACTAAATTTGCAGATAGTCCTTTATCAGAATATATTATACATGCAGTAGCTAAGGACGACCTCAATTATACCTACTATTTTTTGGTTCATCCAAAAGGCAGAGTAATAGTAATGAGAGAACAAGAATCATCTTCTTTAGATTATTATCAATATGCAGATGGAAAATATAATTTATCAAATGCTTATACTAATAGAGCAACTTTAGATTATAAAGACTATGATAAATTGGAGTAAATTATGAAATATACAAATATAATAAATCCTTTTACATCAAACTTACAGAGAGTAGTTAAGGTAGAAGCAGGTAAAACTTTATATGTAGATAAAACTATAGGTAGTGATAATAATGATGGCAGTATTTCTGCACCTTTTGCTACTATTATGAAAGCTATAAATACTATTATAGATAACGGAGATAATGAGTCTAATGTTCCTTATTGTATTGAATTAGGTGCAGGTGTTTATGAAGAAAATGTGGTATTAGAAAATACTAAATTAAAAAATATTCAAATTAACGGAAGAGGTAGGCAGGTTACAAAAATAGAACCTTCTTCTGGTAATTCTATTCAATCAACTAAAGATAATAACAATATAGTTTTTTTAGAAATTGCACACATAACTATTGGAAAACCGATAGAAATTATAGGTGCTACAGATAGCACTACAATAGGCGAATTAGTATTTAGTAACGGTGTAATTTGGAATACTACGATTACTTTAGAAAATATAAATTACATGGAATTTAATGATAGTGCATTACTTTCTAGTAGCACTTTAAATATAAACAATGTAGCTATGTGCGGTATTGGAGATGGTTGCACCGTCGGAGAAATAAATTTAGAATCAGATGAAAATGCAAATAAACCTAATAATTGGAATTCTTCAACAGGAACTTATTTATTATTAAGTAGTTGCGTAAAAGTAGGCGATACTTCTTTTAATCTTTTGAATGGAGGAAAAGGTAATATCCAGGTAAGAGACGGTGTTAGATTTTCTTCAGATTCTATTACTGTAACTATTCCATCAGATGTAACTTTTACTTGTTATAATAGTTCATTAAGAGGTAATTATATTAATAATGGAACACTAACTTTAGTCAGCTCGGAAATCACAGGAACTTTGACAGGTAATGCTCCTAATATATATAGACCTGCTAGTCAGATTAAAAATGATTCATCTATTACAGGTGATACAGTTAAAGATGTTTTAAATTTAATCAGTAATAATATAGATAATAATAATTATATAATACCTAAATCTAGCGATAATGTATCAGCTCCGAATAATAGTATTTTTTATTCTACTGATAATAGTAAACTAGTATATAAAGATAATAGCGGAAATATTCATGATTTACATTAAAGAATTAGGAGGAAAAATTAATGAATGATATAATGACTAATGTATTAGTTAAGAGTTTTCTTAACGATTATTTAAAAAATTCTAAAACGGTAATTTTAGAACAAAGTAAAGAAAGTGATGAAATATTTAAAATAGCAAAAGCAAGAGGTTACATGTTAAAAGATTCTAAAGATTTAGCAGGTTTTAAAACCATATATACTTTTGCTAATAAAGCTAATAGAAATAAAGATAGATTACCTAAAAAGAAATTATTAAAAGCATTACCAACTTTAATAGGTAAACCTGTAGATATAGACCATGATAGAAATAAAGTTATTGGTCATTATATTGATTATCGTTATTTAGAGAAAGAAGATATGGTAGTAGCTTATGGAGTATTTTATAAGAGTAATTTTGATAAGGAATGGGAAGAAGCTAAAAAACTGTTTAAAAAAGGCAAATTAACTACTTCTTATGAAATATGGTGTCCTGAAGATAAATATAAAAAATTATCAGATGGAACTTATGAATTGTTAGAAATGGAACTTGCAGGCGGTGCTTTATTATTTAGAGAGAAACCTGCATTTAAAGATGCAGAAGTTTTGAAGTTAGCTAAACAAAATTCTACAAAAAAACCTAAAGGATTAGTTTTTGCATCTAAATATAAAAACGATAAACTTATTAAAGCTGATTATTTTAAAGAAGAGGTAGAAAAAAATTATAACAAACTTCAGGAAGAGAATAAACAGAAAGAAAAACCTGTATCTGTAGAGAAAAATAAAGAAAAAAATAAGGAAAAATCTAACCTTGAAGTTAAAAAAGAAGATACAAAGAAACCAGTAGAAGTAGAAAAGTCAGAATTAACTAAAAATAAAAATCCTGTAAATAAAGAAGATAATAAGATTGATAATATTAAAGACAAACCAGAACAACAAACTCATAAAATAGTTTGTTCTAATTGTAATGAAGAAATAAGTTTACATCAAGTAGGAGAATATACTCAAGGAACTATAAAATGTCCAAAATGTTTTGCAATTTTAAATGGACAAACAGGAGATATGAAATATCCTCCTCAAATTAAAGATTTTAAAATTTCATGTCCTTCTTGTAGAGTGAGTAATTGGTTAATTTTATCTAGAAATGACAAGGAAATAAAATTAAAATGTCAAAGTTGTGCTAAGGAATATACTGCAAGTTTTAAAATACCAACTGCTACTAATGAGATAGCACAAAAATTATCATTTATGTATATTTCTAATGTAACTTGTTATCAATGCGGAAAAATAATCCCTATATCTGGAACATCTAAATTAACAAATAGAAATTTGACATGTCCTAGATGTGGCTTAAATTTTTCTTATGATATAAATAAGAAAAAACAATATAAAGTTTTAGAAACAATTACAGAGATAGATTCCAATAAAGAAAAGGAATTAAATAAATCTAGCGAAGAAGGAGGGAATAAAGTGAATTCTGAAGAAAAAAAATTAAAATCTTCTAAAAAGTCTAAAAAGCAAGATGAGAAGAATCCTAAGAAAAGTGCAGAATGGACAACTAAATATATTAATGATTTACCTGATAGTGCGTTTGCAGTAATTGAACCTGCATATAAGTCAGGTAAAACTGAAGATAAGCGAGCTAGACATTTACCATTTAAAAATAAAGAGGGTAAAGTAGATTTACCTCATCTTCGTAATGCTTTTGCTAGAGTTAATCAAATTAAACCTATAACAGATTCTATTACTGCTACAGAATTGAGAAAGAGAGCTAAGATTACATTAGAAAAGTTTAGAGATAAATTAAAAACTGTAGAAAGTAAAAAAGATAAATCTAATAAGACAGATTCTAAAAAGAAAGTAAAAAAATCTTCTGAAAATGATAAATATCCTAGAACTAGGTTAGTTAGAGAAGCATTAAAAAAAGTTAATAAGAAAATAAAAGATATTAAAATAGCTAAAATAGATGAGTTAAATACTGCAAAAGAAGAATATAGAAAAGTCATACGTAAAGCAGTAAAACGTGGTTATGATGTTAAGAAAAATTTAAAAACCGCCAAACAAGAATTTAATGATAAAGAAAATTTGTTAACTACTGGTATTAGAAAAGTAGCTAAACAATTAATAGAAGCTAAGAAACATATAGAAGATATTAAAAATAAAGCGGAAGAAAAAATAACTTTTTATAAAGAAAACGCTGAAGAGATAAATAAAAGAAGAAAAATTATAGGTGATTATGGTAATGATATTTCGGATGAAGAAATATTAGTTGACAAAATATTTGCTAAAGCAAAAGCTAATAAAGAGAATAGTGAAATAAAAAAATCATCTCTATCAGTTGGTAAGAAAGTCCAAGATGAAACATATTGGAAAGATATCAGAAAAGAAGTAGATGATATTGCATTTGGTAGAAATAAAAAATAGGAATAAAAGGTATCTGAAAAGATAAGTAAGAATCCTTTAATATAAAAAGATAAGTATTTAAAGATAATAAAAAATTAAAAAAAGTAAAAAGAGGTATTTTTATAATGAATGACAAATTTAGTGGTTTAAATCTAAAGATTGCTAAAACTATAGGCGAACCTATAGACATCAATTTCCCTGTGTCTGTGGCACTTAATGAGATTGCTGATATTGATACTGCTAATCCAGGTGAGAAGGTTTATAACCTTTCACAATATGATGATGAAGTTGACGAGGTTTTGCAGGTTGAAGCTGATGGTCGTGTAAATGCTTTAAAGGTAGACCCTAAAACCGATACTCTGTTGACGTTTCAGGGTTTAAATTCAAGATTACGTTATGTATTAGTGGATGAAATTCTTAGCGGTGCATCTGGTCAGGGTAATCCTGATTTAGGAGCTTTAGCTAGGAAGAAAGAAGCTATTACTAGAAGCATGGATAAGTTAGAAATATATCGTATTCTTAAAGCGATATTAGATTCTGGCGATATATCTGAAATAGCTGTAGATTCTGGTGAAGATTTATATGATATTATCGTTGAGATGAAACAAACAGCAGAAGATTATGGAGATAATTTTGTGTTATTATGCGGTTCTAATGTTAAAAATGCTATTGATGTTTATGATAAGGAAAATGCAAGTTCTCATAATTATAATGTGAATTTGCCAGATAAGTTGAAAGCATTAGACATAACACCTATCAAAGTTATTGGTCAAGTTAAGAAAGGAACTATTGCTTCCCAATCAACAGTCAAACTGCTTGATAAAAATAAATGTATATTGGTTGCTCGTAATTCGCAGTTAACCGAAGGAAAACCTATTCACTTTGTGAGAAGGAGAATTTCTACGGATATAGCCAATATGATGGGTGCAAAAGTGGACGAGGCTCAAAGAGCTTTGTTCGTAAATCCTTTCCCTGTGAATATAGGCGGAACTAACCCGAATACATTAGCTTATGGTGTATACGGTTACGAATCTATAGTTGAAGTTATTAAGAATCCAAAGGCAATCGTTAAATCGGCTGACCTTAGTTCGATTCTTTAATAATCGATGATATTAAAGGTAGGGGGTATATACCCCCTACCATAACTTAAATTTTAACATGATTATATATAAAACTCAATTATCAAAAAAAGATAGAAAGCTGTTAATAGAAATATTAACTGATATAGTAGATGTTTATTCTGATTTCTATATAACTAGAGATAATATACGTCTATTTCTAAGAGATAATTCTCACTTATTATTTAAATATTCTAGACTAGGAGATAAATTATTTTTTGGAAAAGAGGAAGGAGTAGCTTTTGTTACTGGATGGTCTGATAATGCTAATAGAAAATATGTTAAAATATTATCAGAAAATAATAAAGGTGCAAATAAATTATTAAAAATAATAAATTGGAATATTATAGATACTGAATTATATTGTAAAATTAAAAAAAATAATCCTCTTAAAGATGTATTATTAAAAAACGGATTTAGATTTTTTAAGTCTAGAGGTAAAGAAATATTATATCGGAGAAATAAAAGAAATAGAGAATTAAAAAAACAGGGGAACGATAATGCTAACAACTCTAAAGAATAAAGTTAGAGCTATAGTTCAAGATAGTGCTAAAACAGATTATGAGAATTTTACTTATACTAACTCTAAAATATTTGATATATCTGAATCTAATATTACTGAAGTTACCAAAATAACTAAGAATGGAACTGAATTAGGCAGTGGAGAATATACTTATGATAGTGTTAATAAACAAATTGAAATTACAGTCTCACTAAATAATGGGGATGAAATAATAGTTTATTTCAAAGCTACTGAATATTCAGATACAGAATTAGAAGATTATATTACTCATAGTTTAGTTTGGATAAGTATATTTGCGCATGAAGATACAGACTACGAAATAGAAGACAATGATATATATCCTACTCCTGATAATAAAACCTTAGATTTAATTGCACTTATAAGCGGAATTTTAATAAAACCAGATTACAATCAATATGTATTACCTAATATTAGAGTAGTTTATAATAATAAATTGTCAAAGGAAGAACGTATAGAAAAATTAATTACTCGTTATCAAATAGGATTAGGAGTAACAGACATAATAGACTTTGATAAGTAAGAGAGGAAAATATGGAACATAAGGATTTAGCACTTAATAAAAATTGCACAAAGGCTTATGAACTGATATTTACTAAGAATGGAGTAGCTAAGAATATAACAGATTGGACTATTTATTTTGTAGTAAAAAAGAACTTCAGCGATTCAGACGCTCAAGCTAAAATTAATAAAAAAGTTACTAATCATTCTGACCCTACAAATGGCAAAACATTAATTCAGTTAACAGCATCTGATACTAACTTAACTCCTGGTCAATATTATTATAGTATGGATTATAAAGACGATGAAGGAAATACAGATGTATTATTTAGTGGTAAACTAAAAATACGAGATGTTACCCTAGATAGTAGGGATTAAGGAGAAAAGATGGCTCTTACTGAAGAATTAAAAGTTAAAATAGTAGAATATGAATCATTTGATGTAGAATGTGTAGAAAAAGAAATTTTTAATACTAATTTAAAGACAGTAGATTTTTTTGGCGGTAGAGAATATTTATTAGGTTTAATAACAAATTTAATAATATATAATGAGATACCTTCTAAATTAGATTCAAAAACCTTTCAAACTGAATATGATTTTCAGGAAGATACTTTGCAAGTATTTTTTAATGGTATTAAAGAAAAAAATATTACGGTTATTAGTAATAATAAGTTCAAATTACCTATAAATAGTATTACAAATGATGAAATAGAAGTTAATTATTTAAAACAATATTAAATATTATGCAAAAAATTCAATTAGCAAGAGAAATATATTTAAAAAATCTAGATATTATGAAAAAAACTTTAGATTTATTATCGTTTAAATTTGATTGTAGAACTAAGGAATTTAAATATTTTAAATCACAAGTAATGGATTTTACATATAATAATTTAAAAAAATTATTTAAACACCTAGAAAGTAATAAAATAATAAAAAAATGTTCATGCGGAACTAATGTAAGAAGAGGTTATTCTTCGTGTAAATGCGGAGGTTCTGGTTATATTAATACATAAATTATTTACACGTGTAATTTGAATTTGAAATTGTTGAGTTTAATGTGTTGGAGAGGGTTAAATCTCCTAAATACTCATAAGAGTTTAAAAATGAAATGACCCTTGAGCTTAAAATAAGCTAAAAGGGAGGCGAAATATATGGCACTTAATACGAGAATAAGAGGTCAACAAATAAATCTTTCTGATGAAGCTATAGATATAACTGCTGATTCGTTAGCATTTAAAGATACAGATGGAGCTATTAAAGTAGAAGCTGTAGATGATTTTGTTACAGCTATAGCAGGTAACGGATTAGCTAATAGTGCTAGTGCGTTAATTGTTGATTTAAATGAACTTAGCGAAGATGCTATAGATGTAGCTAATGACTATATAGCATTTGTAGATACAGGAGATAACGGTTCTGATAAGGAGTCTATAGTAGATTTTGTAGATGCTATCGCAGGAAATGCTTTAGCAACTGATTCTGATGGAGTATTAGACGTTCAGGTAGATGATTCTGGAATAGAAATTAGCGGTGGCAATTTACAATTAAAAGATGATGGTGTTACAGTTGGAAAAATAGCTATCAATAATGCAGAAGGTGCAGGTGTTGATGGTTATGTGCTTACTTGGAATAATAGCGGAAGTTACATGGAATGGACTTCTAAAACTTCTATAACAGAAGATTATCTCCAAGAAAGTGAGATTAAATTAGCAGATGAATCTGCTAATTGTGATGGAACTAATACTACATTTACTTTAGATTCTAGTCCTGTAACTAATTCAGTTCAGGTATTCTTGAATGGTTTGTTACAGCAGGAAGGTTCTGGTGAAGATTATACTCTTACAGGAACTACGGTAGAATTTACTACCGCACCTGAATCTGGTGATATTTTATTGATTCATTATATCGCTACTTAAAACTAATTGATTAACCTAAAAAACACATTAAACTTTATAGTATGGAGGTAATATGAAATTAAAAGGAAAACAAAGTCAAAAATTAAAAAAAACAAAAAAGAAAAAGATGAAGAAAACTCTAAAACGTATGGAAAAAACTAGAAAGTTAGATTCCGATAGATTGAGAAAACTAATAGTGGCTAAATTAGAATGGGCTAAAACTGAACGTAAAAATAAACTTAACAAAATAAAAGAAATCCAAAGACAATTACATAGAGTAGAAGGTATATTGTTATTCATTAATGATTTATTACAACCAGAAAAATAATGATTACAACCAAAATTGATTTTAAATGTAAATTATGTAAATCTACTAACCTTTATGTTATGCCTTTAGATATTAAAACTAAAAGCGGAGATTATATAAGGTCAAATAGTAGATTTAGATTAAAGTGCAAAAAATGCGGAATGGAATATTTATTAACTTTAACAATAAAATCTCTTGATAGGAAAAAGAAAAAATGGTCAAAAGACTAATAAATAAAAAACAAAGAGAATTGATAAAATCAATAAAAAAGTTTAAAAATAAAAGTATAAAAGACTTAACTGATAAAGACTTTAAGGATTTAGTTATACTTATTGCTAAGAAAATAGGACTTCTAAAGGGATAGATATAATATGGCTGATAGAAATACTGGAATATCTAGAGACCAATTAAGAGATTATGAATTATTACAAAAGGATTTAAACCCATCAGGATTAAGTTGGCAAGCTAGTGTTAAAGATAAGGATACTACTAGTCCTCCTGGCGTTCCTTCTACTGATGATAGATATTTAATTATATCAGGAGATAGTGGAACTGATTGGGCTGGACACGATAATGATATTGCACATTATCATTCTGGACAATGGAATTATTATACTCCATCAGAAGGTTGGATTTGTTGGGTAGATGATGAAAATAAATTTTATTATTTTGATGGTTCTAGTTGGTCAGAATGGTCAGGTAGTGGAGGCGGAGCGTCTCAATTATCTGATTTATCTGATGTAAATACATCTACTCCTACTAATCGTAATGTTTTAGTAGCAGATGGAGTTGATTGGGAATCTAGAGCTTTAGTTGAAGCTGATATAAGTAATTTAGATAAATATACTCAATCAGAAGTAGACAATTTAACTAATATAGATGATTTTACTATTAAACGCACTGATTCAACTTTAAAAATAGCTGGCAGAATAGAACATAATATTTTATTAAATGCTTTTAGAATTGCCATAAACGGTTCTTTGACACAATTAAATATGTTAGATGGTATTGTAGATGAATATGAAGATGAAAGTGGAATAGATACTGCATCTTCTACTCATGAAGAATATGATTCTACTAATGATTTATATTCTCCAGAAAAAGAGCCAGCAGGAATAGATGAATATACTAAATTGTTATTACATGGAAATGGAACAGATGAGAGTAAATCTCATTCTATAACATTTAATGGAACTGCACAATTAGACACCGCACAGTATAAATTTGGCGAAAGTTCGTGTTTATTTGATGGCGATAGTGATTATTTAACCATACCTGGATATAGTGATTTTGATATAGATTCAACTAATTTTACTATTGACTTTTGGGTTAAACACGCTGACCATTCTGGAACAGAAGTATATTTCATTTATAGTGAAGATGGGTCGAATTTTTGGAAAGTTAATCACAATGATGGTAGCGGAATAGGATTTGATTATTATTCAGAAGGAAGTCCTATAATAGAGACAACAAGAGCTGGAGAAATTACAAATACTGATTGGCATCATATTGCTGTTTGTAAAGTTGGTAACGAATACGGAGTATATAAAGACGGAAATCAAATAGCTTATAATACATCTGCTTCTACTGATACTTTTTCTGCTACTTTATATATAGGAAGCAATTCAGGAACTTCTGATTATTTTAATGGTTGGATGGATGAAATAAGAATTACTCATACTAATGCATTTTCTGCTTCTCCTCAAAATGATAATAGTGATACTATAACAATCCCTACTAGCGAACATATCTCTGCTCAAGATACTGCATTTTTAGCTCATTTTGACGGAACAGATGGAGCAACATCTACAGGAGACGCTTCTGGTGGAGATGAAAGTGGAAATAATCATATAGTTAGTTATCATGCAGATGCTAAAATAGACCAAGCACAATATAAATTTAGTAATAGTTCAATGTATTTTGACGGAACAGGCGATTATTTAAGTATTCCTGATTCAACGAATTGGGATTTTGGAAGTGGAGATTTTACGGTAGATTTATGGATAAGATGGGATAGTTCAGTAAATCAATCTGCTATTATAGGACAATATCCAGATACAAATAGAGCTTGGATGATTTTGTATGTAACTGGAGATAGCACTTTAAGATTTTATTATTCTACTGATGGTAGCAATAGTAATAATACTTCTTGGAACTGGTCTCCTTCTGCTAATACTTGGTATCATTTAGCAGTTGTTAGAAGTGGTAATAATTGCTACGCTTTTGTTGATGGCTCTCAAATAGGTTCTACAAGCGATGTAACAGGAATAACTATAAATGATTCTACTGATGATTTATATGTAGGCAAGAAAAACCAAGTTTTAGAGGAATCTTATTTCAATGGATGGCTTGATGAGATTAGAATTTCTAAGGGCATAGCTCGTTGGACTTCTAATTTTACTCCATCATCTCACGAATATGCTAGTGGAACAGGAACTCCTTATAATATGACTTTAATTTCTGATTCTTTTAGTGCTGAAACAGAACCTGATAATACAAGAATAATAATTTTTGAAGAAGATGTTGATAGTATAACTATTAATACAGATTTAAAAGCATATGCAAGTAAAGATGGAGGTTCTACTTGGGCTGAAATTACCTTAGCAGATGAAGGAGATTATGAAACTTCTAAAAGAGTATTAGCTGGAGATGTAGATTTAACTCAATCTGGTATAGGCAGTGGAACTAATATGGAATATAAATTAATAACCGCAAATAATAAAGATTTAAAAATACATGGAACAGGTTTAATGTGGTCGTAATATGAAAAATAAATGTATAGATTGTAATAAAAAATGTAGCGGACAAAGATGTAGAAAATGTCAAGATAAAAGACACTCAAAAATGATGAGAGGAAAAAATAATAATTTTTACGGAAAACATTATTATAAAGAAAATCATCCAAATTGGAAAGGTAATAATGCTATCAAGAGAAAAAAATATTTTTGTATAACTTGTAATAAACAAATAGGTTATCAATGTTGGAATAATACTAAAAAATGTAGGTCTTGCAATAAAATTGGAGAAAATAATCCGATGTTTGGAAAATCTGGAAAATTATCTCCTACTTATGGGAGGATATGTATTCCTCCAAAAGCAGGAAATTATAAAAATATTAGGATGCGTTCTTCCTGGGAAATTGCTTATGCACAATATTTAGATAAAAATAATATTAAATGGCAATATGAACCTAAAACTTTTGATTTAGGAAATACTACTTATACACCAGATTTTTATTTACCTGAAAAAGATTTATATATAGAAATAAAAGGACAGTTTTCAAAATATGCAAGAAATAAAATTCAAAAATTTCAGAAAAAATTAGAAGATATTAATTTTGAAATATTAAAAGAAAAAGAACTTAAATATTTAGGAATTATTTAATTTATGGATAATTTATTCAGAGACAAATCAAAATATATTAGAATTTATTTAGCAGTAGAAACTGAAATTGACCCTTATGAACATACAGTTGAATCTACAATGCTTAATCCTTTACCTGTTAAAGCTATTGTTAGCGATTTAAATTTTTCTTCTATTCAATGGAAAATTCCAGGTATAATAACTGATAAAGCTAAAGAAATAATTATAAAAAAGAAACGTGAAAATTTATTAAAAAGGTCTCATAAAATAGAAATAAATGGAGAATTATATAATGGTTGGCGTATTAATGGTAGATTACAATATAGAATAGAAGGTAATTATTTAAGAGCTTATGTATATTCAAAAAAAGAGTCGTAAAGAGGTCATATATTATAAATGGGCATGCGGATAAAAATAACTCCTAAATTTAATGTAAAGAGAATAATATCAAAGACTATAGAAAGAGATTGGTTTGAATTTCAGGCTCAAGCATTTGAGTTAGGAAATAAATTATTAAAATATATTAGAAATTATATTACTACAGGACTTCATAGACAAGGTAGCACTGGTAATTTAGCTATGGCGATTACCTTAGATAGAATTCATGGTGCAGGTAAAATTGAATGGGGAATTGGTAATAGAGAAGTATTAAATAGACAGGCTCCTTATTGGTATGTAATTAATTATGGTAAAAAAATAACAGGAGAGCCTTTTATTCCAGGAGGAGGAAAATATAGACCTGTAAAATTTACTGATGGCAATGCAGACCCTAGTTTAAGAGGAACAGGAAGAGCTAGAGTTACAAAAGTTAGAAGAATTACGAAAGGAACTAATACTCCTTCTTCGATAAGACCTACAAATTATATAGAGGCTACTCGTCTTAAATTAAATATAGACATTAAAAATATAATAAGAAAATTAAAGAGAAGAAAATAAATGGCATATCGTATAAGTAGAAACATAGAAGCAAGTATTATAGATTATTTAAAAGGTCAATTTCAAGCAGATTGGAATAATGACAGAGTAGAAAAAACTTTTGCTAAGATTTATAGTATAGAGTTACCATCTATTTGTATTAGAGTTGGAACTACAGAACATGAAACAATTGAAATAGGAAATAATGCTACATTGAGAACTGCACAAGTTTTAGTAGATATATTTGGTTCTAATGATGGTAATCGTTTAGATATAAAAGATTGGTTAATATCTAAAGTTAAAGATGGATTTATTTATTATGAATATGTAATTGAAGATGGAAAAGTAAAATCTAAAATAGAAAATGGAAGACTTAGAGTTTTAGATATAGACGATTCTCCTATAAATTTTGATTTAGATAAAAATAATTTAGATAAACATGATAGATTTCGTCATATAATTACTTTAACTATTAGTCTTGGAAAAATAGAAACTTAAAATAAAAGGAATTAAGATGGAAATAATTATTAATTTTATAACTTCTTACTGGAGAACAATACTTGCTATTAGTAGTATTATTGGAATTTTAAAAGTTATAACTAATTCGTATGCATTATATAAAATTAGTAATAACGAAATTCAACATATAAACAAAGATATTAAAGAATTAAAGAGTAATGAAAAGGAATATAAAGTAGATTTAAATAAAAAATTAGATAAAATATTTAGACGACTTGGCAAGATAGATAAAGCTATTGTCAAGCGTGAATCTATATGTAATGAAAGACATAAAAATGATAGATAGAGATTTTCTAAAGAAGAGAAAATCTTATTAAAAATAGCCAAAAAGGAGGGCTAAAAATATGAGTTTAATACATAGTTCGTATTATAAACCTAGAATTTTTCCCATTAATGGAGATGTTTCTCCAGCGGAATTAGATAGGGTGCAAAGTATAGACCCTACTGAAACTTTGAATCGGGAAAAAGTAGAAGAAGTAGGAAGAGATGGAGTTGTAGGTTATTTAAAAACTAGCCCATCTATTACTTATAGTATGAGTCAGTATGAGTATAGTAATATAGAACTTTGGCAAAAATTAGTAAACACTAAAACTAAAGGCGGTTCAGGTAGTGGGGTTGACCCTATTAATTTGAATGATTTTAAAACTTCTTATTTCGATATATGTGCTTATTTGACTGATGATGACGGAACTTTTATAGGAACTTTTCAATATCCTGAATTAAGAGTTAATGGTTTTTCTATTAATATTTCAGAACCTCAAGCTATTATAGAAAGAAGTTTTGATTTTGTTGGTGAAAATGCTATATATTGGGAAAATGATAATAAATATTATATTTATCAAAAAGAAGATATAACAGGTAATGATACAGATTATGAAATAAGTTTAGATAATACTGCAACAGAAGACCCTGATGTTTCAGGAAAATATATGATAAGAGTAGTTAGAGTTAGTGCAAGTGGCACTTCAACTGTATTAAGTAAATCTGATGGAGATTATACTGAAACTTCATCTAAAGTTACAGTTGCTACTGTTAGTAATGGAGATGTAATTAAATTATATTATACTTCTTCTTCAGCTCCTTCTACTATTTTTGTAGAGAATGATACTGACCCTGCTGGTCTGTTGGGAGATTCTGCTGAAATATATCTTTATATACCTGCTAGTGGTAAACCTTCTAGTTCTGATTATATTTACAGATTACAAAGTGTAGCAATAGATGTTAGTTTTGAAAGAGAAGACCAGAGAGAAATTGGTAATAAAGATGTTGTTAGTAGAGGTATTAATGATAAAACTGTAACTATTACTTTAGGTAGAATATTGGATAGTCTTACAATAGAAGAAGTTATGAGAGGAGTAAGTTCCTCTTATGGTAAGATTGATGTTTCTAAATTGACCGATGAAGCTAGTTTAATATTAAAAATTTATAGCGATAACACTAAAGATACTTTTAAATATGGTTTTAGAGCTAGTAATTTATCTCCAACTGAATTACGTGGTGGAGCAAATGTTAACGAGTATGTAACAAAAGAAGCTACCTTAGAAGGAGAAGAGTTAAAGATTTCTGCTAATGAATCTGAATTAGAATCTTAAATATAATAAAGTAGGAGGGCGTTGACCGAGTCGATGGCTCTCCTACCAATTAAAAGTAGGTGCAAAGTATGAATAAGTGCGAAAATAATAAAGAAATTTTAGAAATAGTAAACGACTTAATAGATAATGAAGCTAGGGCTTTAGTTGGAATATTATGTAAAAGAGTTGAAGTATTAGAAGACTCTAAAAGTTTAAATGCTAAATTATATAAAAATTTGGCAAAAGAAAATATATATGAATTTACTAGACATTTAAAAAAATTAATCAAACTTAGTCTAGAATTAAAAGTCAAATTTAAAATTAAACCTAAGAAAACACAATAGAAGTGTATATTCTTAGGTATTTTTATTATGGAGGTAAGAATGAGTAAGAAAAATAATAGTAAACAAGCTAAAAAATTATTAGAAGTTCTTAATAAAATTGGAATAGATACTAAATTAGAAAATATGGTAGTAAACAATCAGATTAAGTTTAGAATTGACGGTATTGATTATAGAATTAGAAAAGCTAATTACGAAGAACAATTAGATATTGAGAATTTTAGAAGAAAAACATATTTAAAGTTTATAAATGATGATTCTTATTTACCTAAAGAACAATGGATAAAGAAATATAAGAAAAAAGGTATAGATATAAAAAAATTAGAAAGAGACCGCATACAATTACAGGCTGAAATAGAACAAAAATTATTACAATTAGCTAAAGTATCTGATGATAAAGTAGTAAAAGATTTTACTAGAGAAATTGACGAGTTAAAAGAAAAACAAATGAATATTCATATTAAAATATCAGATTTACTTAGTTATTCTCTGGAAGACCAATTATTAAATGCAGTAAATGCATATTATTGTTTTAAAATTTTAGAAAAATTGGATAAAGATAAAAAATGGAAAAGAGTATTTTCTACATATAAAGATTTTATGCAATCAGATAATGATGAATTAATGTCGCAAGCATTTTATTATTTAAATTATTTAATTTATGAGAGGTCTAATCAAGAATGAGAGAAAAAGACATAAGACGATTAGCACGTTCTTCTTATTGGCAATTCTTATATTCTAGAGCAAAAGAAATGGGAAATAATATTAAATTATTTAATAACAATAGAGATTTTTCTTTTATTCAGATTTTGTTTATGAGATGGCTAGAAATATATCATATATTATATTCAGATTTACGTTCAGGCGTTAATTATTTAGATGAAAAAATAATCAAAAATGATTTAAGAACAGATGCTTATTTGTTATATAGAAATAAGGACAAAGATAAAAATAAGCCTAAAAAAGTAAATAATACTAATATCCCTACTATTTCTTTTCATAGTAAAAAGAAGAGGCGAAAATAAATGGGTTTTAAAAATTACTTAATTAGTTTTCTTGCTACTATTAAAGGACATAAAACGGTATCTAGAGGACTAACTAATATATCTAAGACACAAAAAAGAGTAAAAACTACTACCGATAAATCAGGTAAAAGTGTTCAATCATTTGACCAAGTGCTTAAAAAAGCAGGTAAACGAGCTTTAATAGTTGCTCCTGTATGGTTAGCATTACGAAGTGCTATGCTAGGAGTTATTAGAACTATTAGCGGTGTAGTTAGAGCTAATTTAGAATTAGAAGAAGGAATGGCTCGTATAAGAACTGTTATGCATGGTAGTAGTGAAAGTATAGAAGCTGATATTAAGGTTATAGAAAGAACTATTTTAGACATGGCAACTAAAACTAGAATATCATTAAAGGAATTATCAGAAGCTTTTTATTTTCTTAAAACTTCTAACTTAGAAACAGAAGAAGCAGTTGCAGGTTTTGTTCCTACTGTAAATGCAATGGTAGGAACTGGTATTGAAGCGAAGGATATGGCAAGAGCAGTTGCAGGTTCTTTTAATACTATGGGTCAATATATGGATGAAACTTTAACAAGTGCTGAAAAATTTCAGAAAATATCTGATGTATTAACTTATACTTATGCTTGTTATACTCCAGATACTGAAGTTCTTACGGACAAGGGATGGAAATATTTCAAGAATTTGGATAGGACTGAGAAAGTTGCTACTTTGAATCCTAAAAACAACAGAATAGAATATCAAAAACCCATAGAATATGTTGTAAAGCATTTTAATGGAAAATTATGCCATTTGAAAGGGCGTTTTGCTGACATTAAAGTAACCCCTAGACATAAATTATATACTAAAGTAGGATATAGACCAAAAAGCCAAAAATACATTTTGACAGAAGCAGAAAAAGTATTTGGAAGACCCAAAGGGTTTTATCGTGGTAGTAATTGGATTGGAGAAAATCCAGAATATTTTGTTTTACCTGGAGTAGAAAATAAAACTGGAAAAAGCAAAGCTAAAAAAATTCCAATGAAATTATGGCTTAAATTTTTAGGATGGTATTTAAGTGAAGGAAGTTATACATGGAAAAATGCAGATGACCCAACTTATAGGATAACAATTTATCAATCCAAAAAATCAAAATATTGGAATAAATTATCCAAAGTTATGGAAGAAATACCATTTCACGTTTCTGAATTTGAGAGAGGCTTTATTATTAATAACAAACAGCTTTGTCATTATCTCAAACAATTTGGTAAATCATATGAAAAATATATTCCTGATTTTGTAAAGGGTTTATCCAAAGACTTGCTAAGGTGTTTTATAAATACTTATACTTTGGGAGATGGTTATTATCGTAAAAATTGTGATAGTTTTGGCATCATAACAAGCTCTGAAAAAATGAAAGATGATTTCCAGGAAATTGCACTTAAAGCAAATTATGGAAGCACTTGCCATTTTAGGAAAGGAACTAAAAAAACAATTAATGGAATCCATACTAAATCAAGAGGTTCTTGGAGTGTCAGTTTTTCTGAGAGAGTGGAATTTTTGATGTATAATAAGAAAAATGAATATTATGCTAATAAAGAAAACAGAAAAATTACTTCAATTGAAGAATGGATAGACTACAAAGGACTTGTCTATTGTGTGGAAGTGCCTAAATATCACACTTTGTTTGTGAGAAGAAATGGCAAGTCTTTTTGGTGTGGAAATACACAAGATGTTCAGTTAGATGAATTAGTAGAAGGTTATACTAAATTAGCTCCTTATTTATCAGGTGTTAGTGATAGTTTTACAGATATTGTAACTTTATTAGGTTTTTTAAATACTAGATTATTACGTTCAGGTAGAACAGGTAGATTAACTGGTAGAGCATTGTTACAATTAACAAAAAATGCGGACAAATTAGCATCAATTTTTGGTATAACATTTGACCCTGATAAGCCTATAAATTTTCTAAATACAATAAAACTTATTAAAGAATCTCTTGGTGAATCTGCTAAAATAACAGCAGAACAAGCAGAAGCATTAAGAAGAGTATTTGCCACTAGAGGTGCAGTTGCTATAAGATTAGCTATAGCTAATTATGAGGATTTAGCAAAAGCTATAAAAAATGCTGATGAAAACGCTGAAGGTTTTTCTGAAAGAGTAGCTAGAATAAGAATGGGAACTACTATTGCACAAGCTAATAGATTTAGGAATATATTAGCAGTTTTGGGTAATGACTTAATTAGCGGAGTTTATGCTTCAGGTGATTTTGCTAGTGCATTAAAAGACATTAATAATGCTTTAGTTTCTACTAGACCTTATATTGATACATTTGGTAAAACTATAGGATGGTTAAGTCAACATTTTTCTAATAGTATATTATTAATATCTAGATGGTCTAAGACTTTAAGATTAGGTTTAGAGACAGTAGGAAACGCATTACTTTTAAAAATACCACAAGCTATTGAAGCAAGTAAAAAATTAAAAAAAGAAATAAAATCAGCTACTAAAGATACAGAAGATATGGGTTTATTAGAATTTGAAGGATTTATTGAATATGCTAATAGAATAGACGAAATTAAAAGAAAACGAGCAGAGGAAAGGAAAGAATTACAAAAGATAGAGGAATTACAAAAAGATTTGGCTCCAGGTGGAAAAATTAATATTCGTATACTGAAAGAAAAAAAAGAACATTTGAGACATATAGCTTCGCTTATGAAAGAAAGGGGAGCCAGCGAATTAGATATTGCTAGATATAGAGCAAAAACTCTAATAGGTTTGAAAAAATGTTTATCTGAAGAGAAATATATTTTACAATTAACTAAAGCACATAATAAAGTAATAGAGAAAGAAGCTAGTTATAGAAGAGAACTTACTTCTTTATTAATAGAACAAGAATTGGCTTTATTAAGAACTAGGGGTATATCAGAATCTCAAGTATTATCATTAAAAGCTAATTTAGAGAGTGTATTATTTACAGAACAAAGCGAATTAGATGTATTAAAGAATTTGTTAGAAATAGAAAGAGCTATTACAGCAGAAAAAGAAGAACAAAGGTCAGTATCTAGTGAAAGTGTAAAATTATATAAATTAGCACAAAAATATGGAATTAATACTGCTAAAGCTATAGGAGAAGTTTTACAAGGTATATCTGAATTTGAAGGTTTAACAGGTAGAGAAAGAAGAGTAATAAGTAAAGCATTTCCTACTTTTACACAAGGAGCAATAGCATCTAAATTCTTTTTTGAGGGAGCAGGTAGAGAAATACCTATAGAAGAAAGACCAACTCCTACAGGTATCAGAAGAGAAACTATTTCACGATTTACGCAAATCGCCCCTACTATCCCTATAAGTGTAAAATCAGACCTTAAAGTTAATTTAGATAGTGATAGAATAATAGAAAAAATAAATGAAAAAGTTAGAGATGCGATTAAAGACAAGAGTTCAGATATAAGAAAAAGTATTAATAATGCAATAGAGGAATTTTAAGGAGATTATAAAATATGGCTTTAACCAAACCTTATTTCAAATTATATGCTTCTAACGGAACAGATTTAGTTTATACTTTTCCAATAGTGCAGTCTACAAATTTACCTCAAACTGTAAAGAAAACTATAGAAATTAAAGGACAAAGAGGGAAAGGTAGCATTATAGTTGATGGAGGTAATGATACATGGGATTTAGAAATTAGAGGTTTATTTGTAATAGATAATGCAGATGAAGGATATGAAGAAATAACAGTAAAAATAGATACAATAGAGAGTGCTATTGAATTAAATACTCCTTATGTATTAAGAGTAGATAAAACAGATTCTACTTATTATGAATATAATGTTAAAAGAATTAATCCTATAACATATCCTAGTAGTCTTAGAACAGATTTACAAGAATATATTGTAACATTTATAGTAAATTCCTGGTAAGGAGGGAGAAATATGACTTTAACTATAGCTGTTAATTGCGATACTCAAGATTTAGCATATGGAAGTTCTGGTGTAGATTGGGTAGACATAGATTTAGATAATGATTATATAGTTTTTTCTAATGGTTCAGATGTCGTTAAAGATGGAGAAGCTTTACCTAGTTCTTCTGATTTAAATCAAGCAGGTATTGTAATTACAGATTCAGCACAAATTATTCCGCACTATTTTCTTGCAGATGCAAATGCTAATCTGCTAAAAGAAATCCATAATGCAGGAAATCAAAAGAAACAATATGTATTTGCATTTTCTTTTGATGGAGCAACTGTATCAGAACCCGTATTAGAAGTATGGGATGATAGTGATATGGATTCTACAAATGATTATAGTTTAGGAGAAGGAACTCCATCTAATAGTTGGATTTGGGGTTTAACTACTACAGATTCAGCACCTGGCAATAATTGGTTAGGAACTTCTCCAACAGAAGGTTCAAGATTAGCTGGTAGTTCAGACGGTCATTTTTTATGGTTAAATAATGAAAATGGCTCATTAAGCGGAGCTAAAGTATTATATTGTCAATTAAAAATTATAGTTCCTGCTAATTTTGCTAATGCAGGAGCAGAGACACCTGTATTTGTAATAAAATATGCAACAAATTAAGGGATAAATATGCAATTTAAGAATTATAATTTTAGCAAAACTAAAATAAAATCTATAATTAAACAGGGAGATTACCTTTGGATAGCATTTAAGGGAGAATCTGGAGAAACTGTATTAAGAAAAGTAAGTGCATTTAATTTAAATCAAACTTTTTTTGAAGTAACTCCATCTGTAGATAATATTGTAGATATGACTATTTTTGGTAATTATTTATGGTGTGCAGTGGAAGATTCTTCTTATATAGCTAAAGTATATGCAGTTAATAATCCTTTTACCACTAATTACAATATTTCAATTCCTACAGGAATAAATGAAAATCCTAAAGCTATAATTAGCGATAATATATATGTAAATATTTTGACACCTGGCGAAGTCAGTGGTGAAAATGCTAAGATTATTAGATATTATGGTTCTAATAGAAATTTAGTAGAAAAAATTGATTTATCAGGTATTAATTATGCAAGAACATTTGATAAGGACAATGATGATAATTTTTGGATTGCTACTTATCAATATCCCTCTAAGCTAGTAAAAATATATCAAGGAAGCGGAGGAATTTGGAATATTTCTTCTTGGAATATAACAGTTTAAAATAATATGAGAAAAAAATTTACAATTAAAGATAAAATAAAAATAAAATTAAGGAGGAAACATAACATGGATAATAAGTTAGTTATTCGAGGTAATTATTTAGTAGAAGTAAGAGATAAAAATGGAAAGGTTATAGATAAAGCAGAAAGTAGTAATTTAATTGTTAATGACGGATTAGAAAGAGTTGCTAAATTAATTAATGGTGTATCGTCTACTGATTTTAGTTATATAGGTATAGGAACAGGTAGCACCTCACCTACTAATAGTGATACTGCTTTAGAAGCAGAAATAACTAAAGAACAGGCTGATGATACAGGAGGTTCTTATGAAGCAGATTATAAAGCGATTTTTGAAAAAACTTTTACTTTTGGTTCAGGTGAATCTTACGCAATAACTGAAGCAGGTGTGTTTGATGGTTCAGGTAGTGCATCTACTATGTTAGATAGGTTTACATTTTCAGCTAAAAATGTAGATAGTGATACTGATTTATATGTAAAAATTACCATAACAGTAGCAAGAAGTTAATTTTAGGAGAGAGTAATTATGGCAGAATATCAAATAGATAACGATGCTAGTATAGTTGTTTTTGATTTATCAACTCCTCATTCTTGGATATGTAGCGATGATGATGGTAATTATTGGACTATATTTCATAATACTTCTAATTATGTAGAAATACATAAAAGTGAAGATGATGGAGCAACTTGGTCTCATAAAAAAACTTTAACTGAATCTGATTTTAGTAGTGGAATGAGTTTTCCTATGAGTAGTATTCAGATAGTTAATTTAAAAGGACAAGATAAAGTCTATATTACCTTAATTAAAAATGATGATATTTGGGGTTGGCTTATTAATACTTCTACTGATATTGGTCAAAAAGATTTAGATAATGAAAGTTTAAGTATAGCAACAGCATGTAAAATTGAAGTGCGTTGGGATAGCTTTAATTCTAAATTGAAAATAGGATATGGTAGAACTGATGATGAGATAGTTTATTTAAAGACTATTAATTTATCGGGAGGATTTTCAGATGAATCAACTGGTAGTGTTCACCATGGTGGAAATAGAGGTTATAGTTATTGTATAGATTCTAGTGGTAACATATTTTATAATGGTATGGCTATTTCAGCTGGAAGTTATAATTTAGTTAAAAAATTCGGAACAGGAACATATAAAACTCTAGGTATTGGAAATCAAGAATATGATTTTACAAATTTAGTATGCGACCATAATAATAAAATCATTGTTGGTTGTGTTTATTCTAATTATTTACATATTTTTAGAATAACTAATGATTTATCTACAATAGAAATAAATAATGCTAATTATAATTTAGGTTTTACTCCTAGTAGTTGTTTTGTTACTGTAGATGGAAGTAATAATATTTATTTTGTATATACTAATCCTTCAGATGATGAAGCTTATTCAATTAAATATGATGTGGATAGTTCTTCATGGGATAGTCCTTTAAAAATTTCTTCTGATGCAAATGGAATTTTAGTTACTCCAGAACTTAGACCTTCTATAGACAGTGATAAAATTTTGGTTACTTATCAATCTAATTCATAAGAGACAGAGGGATTTCAAGTGGCAGAAAATATAAGAAAATTTAATACAATATCTTCTTCTGCTGGAGATGTTTTTAGAAATTTTAATTTTATAACTACAAGCACTCCTCAACAAGAATCTTCTGATACTATTTATATTTCTGATAGTATTTTATTAAATATTCCTCAAGAAGATATTAATTTATCAGATAGTCTTTATTTATCTGATGAAATAGAGTTAAATTTAACTCTACAAAAACAAGAATTATCAGATAATCTTTATTTATCAGATAATATATTTATAACTACAGATAAAGTGCAAGAATCATCAGATTCTATATATTTGTCTGATAATATAGAGTTAAATATCCCTCAAGAGAATCTTAATCTTTCTGAACAAATTTATCTATCAGATACTATTCAATTAAATTTAACTCAAGAAGAATTAGAAAAGTCTGATGATATATATTTATCTGATGAGATTATAGCTCAAGAACAAACAACTGTTTCATATGCTACTAAATTAAAAGCAAGAAACTCCGAATTATTTATAGTTTGCGATTCTGACCCTGCTAAGATAGTTAAAGTAACTATAAGTAGCGGAGGTATTCCTTCATGGGTAACTTTTGATTTTAATAATACAGGTGAAACTGCTAAAAATGCTAAAGATTTAACTATTAATGATACTACAAATCAAATTTATGTAGGTTGCTCTGAAGGTCAAGTTATGAAATTAAATATAAATAATTTAACAGATAGAACTCAAATAGATACAGGTGATACTGATAATGTAGAAAATATAGATAGTTATGATGAATGGAATTATACTTATTGCGGAACTAATGATTCTAACGGTGAAATTATTGTTATTGACGAAAGTCAAATAAGTAAATTAGATTCAGATTTCAGATTTAATTTACAGGTAACTAAGACTTTAGAATCTCAAATAGATACTTTATATGCTAATAAAATTATAAGTGATTTTAGATTTAATGTAACTGAAGAGAATATATTAAATACCGATTTGCGTTTTATTAAATATACTTTTGATGAAATAGCTTTAAATCCTATAGCAAGAACTGATTTTCATGTATATATCGATGGAACTGAAGTAACCGATTTAGATTTAGAATCTATAAGTATTAATCATACTATTGATACTGAATCAACTGCTACTTTTATTCTTGGTAGGTATCATGATAAACCAGATTATACAGTAGATGGTAATTATAATCAAATTACTAATCAAAATACAATAGTAATAAAAATAAAATCTATAACTGTATTTTCTGGTAATATAAATAGTTTAAATTTTATGGGTTCTAGTGAAAGAATTCAAGTTTCTGCCAAAGGTGATGAATATACTAAGAATTTTAATACTATTGATTTACCTTTAACTTTAAAAACTGCTAAAAGAAATTTATATGATGTTATTGTAGATGATATTGTTATAGATAACCCTGTTATAGACCCTAATGACGAAAATCCTGAAATATATAAAGGTATAAAAATAGATTTAGGCACTAAAACTATAGAAAACGTGATAAGGCATAATCATTTTGGTTTTAATGAAGTGTCTACAGAATTATCTTTAGGAGAATTTGTTCCTAAACAAAATTGGACTTATTTCTGGTTTGTTAGAGCATATCATTTTTTTGAAAATTATTATACACCTACAAGTTTTATTCCTTATGGCGGTAGCGGTATTTATGTTGGAACTAGTTTGAGTAGTTTAAGTGCAGATGTGTGGGATATTTATTACGCAAGATATTTTAGGCAGAGGGAATTATCTGACATTGAAATAGATTTAGGATATTATACTTTAGGAAGTGCTCCATATAGAGAAATTAGTTCTAAAAATGGACAACATTTTCCTAAATCTAGATGGGTAGATGAAGAAAGTGGATTATATAAAGAAAGAAATGAAGGCTATGATTATGTAGATTATGCTAAAGAAGTTGCAAGCGTAGAATATGAGAAACTAAAAAATATTAATGGTGATATTTTACCTGTAACTTCCGCAAATGTTAAATTAATGATAGATGGATATTTATATTATGGAATAGAGTTATTAACTAGACTTAATATTACTAATACTACTCAAGATAATATATATAAAAATAATAGTGGATTTCCTGTTGCAGTTAAGCAGGTAAATATTAGTTCAAGTCAAATGCAGGTAACTTTAACATGTGATAATAAATTATCTTCTTATGAAATGGATTTATTAGATGAAGATTATCCTGATGAAGATGACCCTACGTATATTATTCCATCTTATCGTAGAAAAATAGCTATAAAATACGACCCTGCAAACGATGAGTATGTGGTATAATGAAATATATAAATATTAGTCATAAGATAAAAAAACTTTATAGATTAACTGAAATCAATAGAAATACTATTAATGATTTAAAAAATTGGAAAGTAGTATCTCCTGTTAATTCAATAGTAAATAAAAGATACGAAATTATTTTGTATACAGGAGAAGTCTTACCTTCTTTTGACAGAGTGGATGTATAATGATATATTTTGAAAAAGACTTGGAAGGTTATCCTGAATGGGTATTACCTTATTTAAAGGTAGTTCCTATTTTTTATACAGAAGATTATTATTTAGAAGAATTTACTAGTGATGATTTTAATAAGAATTATTATTATTCTGCTTTTGATTATGTCTTTGAAAAAGTAGATGATAATCATTATAAATTGAAAGGATATGTAGAATCGTGGTTGCGAGCAACTGGATATTATGCAGTTCCTATGTATGTAGATGTTAAATTATATATAACAAATAAAAGAGCATTTTATGAAATACAAACAAAAAAAGAATAAAATAAGAAAAATCTATGATAAGATAAAAAGTAATAAAGTAAAGTTAACTAATCTAGATAATACAGTAAAAAATTATTTTCTTAGAGGAGATAAAATAACCCCTGCTGTTACTTTAAAAGAAACAGAATGGGAAAATTTTGACCCTTCTACTAATTATAATAGAGTTACTGATAAAGGAACTCTAATTCCTGAACAAGTATTATATGAAAAGTATCTAGATTTTTATTTACCAGAAAATTTAATTCCTTTTGTTGATGTAGCGGTATTGGTAAAAACTCATGATACTAAAGAAAAACCAGTGGCTATTTCTCCTGAATGGGAAATGTCAAGATGGGAAGAAGATTATGTAGAAGTTTATACTGATGGCACTATTATATATAAAGGAATAGGTTTACCTGATGGCATTACTACTCAAGAATATATTGATGATGGCACTGTAAAACATTATAAAGATAACTGGAGAACTGCTTATGATGAAGATGGAAATCAGACTTGGATATATTTTACAAAATATGGAACTCAATATAGAATTAAAGGTGATGTAGTAACTGTTACAGTTACTACTAATCCAGCACCGCAACCTACTGAACTTTATAGATGTTTCATGCATGGAACTTATGAAGGTAATGAGGGAAATGAATATGGTAATAAATTACAAATTTATTCTATGAATTCTACTACCATAAATATGAGAGCTTTAAGAGAATATACTGTATATGAATTAACAGGATATGATGAAGATGACGACCCTATTTATGATTATGTAACTCACTATCAAGATGGTGTTACATATAATGGCACTTATGGTAATAATTATGAGATAGTTTTAAATGGTGTAATGCAAAGAAAAGTAGGAGATACGTGGCAAAGTTACTCTAGTGGATTTGTTTATGTAGATACTGATATAGATACTGATATAATTTTACCTGATTTTGAAAAAAATAATTATTGGGTTTTTTATGATACTAATTTAAGATATAAAATAGAAATGTATGATACAGGTGAAGATGAAGGAGATTCTGATAAATGGAATTGTTATCTTCCACCAGCAGAAGAAGTATCAATTTCAACTGTAACTATAAAACGTAATCCTGACCCTTATCCAGTAAAAAAAATATTATCTACTTCTATAGAATCAGGTTACGGAGGTTCTAATAGAAAAAGATTTTTTAGAGTATCTCCTGAAACAGAAGAAGATAGAACAAAGTATAGATTAATAATGGATGGAAAAATACTGAAAACGGTTAAAGCTAAAAAAATATATCAAGAATATGAATATGTAGAATATAATGATACTTACACTAACGTATACCCATCTATACCAAATTGGACAGAAAATAAAAATCATACTTTTAAAGAAAGGGTATTATATACTTCAGAGAGCATACCTATATCCTTAAAATTTATCGTAAAAATAAAAAATCCTTTAGAATATCATGAAATACAAAAATACTCCGCACAAAATTAAAAAATTATGGTCTAACCATAAAAAAGTATCTAATTCTATTGACCGAGAAAAAGAAGATATTACTAGTTTAAAGGATAATGTAGAAAAAGTTAAGGTAAGAAAACATTTATTTAAAAGTGGCTTTGAATACGACTCTGGATGGATTTATTTCGATTTTAAAAATTATTCAAATAGTCAAGTTTTATATAAGAATTGGGAAATAGAATTTTCTAGAATGAATGTTAACTTTGTGCCTTTTATTAATTATGCTTTAATATATCAAGGCGAAGATTTTGACTATAGGACATTTGTTAGAGATGATACTAGTGATTTTGATATTTATCAAAGCGATTTTATTTTTATTGAAGATATAGAAGATGAAGAAAATGATAATATTAAGAAAGTTACTTTAAATATAGGATTTTATACTAGTCATAATAGTAAAAATTTACCAGATACAAAAGTTAGACTTTATATAGATTTTGATAATCCTTACAAATATCTTAGTTAACTTTCCATATAGGATTTAAATTAGTATTATATTCAATACCTTTTTTCCAACCTGTAACTTTCCTACCATTAAATTCTTGACTCCAAGTAGCAAATTCTATATGAACTTTTTTATTAATATAATCAAAAATTAATTTACGAACTACTTTATTATATTTAGTCATTAATATTACTCTACTTATCTTTTCTCCTGTAGGTATAGAAATATTAGCAATTCTTTCTACTATATGATTATATGCTTCAAAATTTTCAAATAATATTTTATGACCTAATATTTTGTATCGTAATCTTTTTATAGCCTTATTTGGCATTGTATTCCATTTAGAATTATTAGGACTTTCTCCTTTAAAAGTAGTTCCGTCAGTAAAAGTAATTATATACATGTATTCCCTCCTTTTTTCAATAAATTAAATAGAAGTTTAATAAATCTTATAGTATCTTTTATAGGATTTATTTTACTTATTCTATTTGGTTTATAAATACATCTTATTGGAACATTTTTTATTTTATATCCCATTTTACTTGCCTTAATTAACATTTCACTTTCAAATTCAAAATTATTAGAATTAAGTTTAAGTTTAAATATATCTTTATGTATTAAGCGAAATCCGCATTGACTGTCATTTATTCTTTGTCCTGATATTTTAGATAATAAAAAGCTCATAACTTTATTAATATAATATCTAAATAACGGTATAGAAGAACGATTATGTAATCTATCTCCTATAAATATTTTAGCTTTAGGATAACTGTAAGCACTCATAATAAAATATTTAATGTCCTCAAAGCTCATTTGACCGTCTCCATCTATAATTAAGATATAATCATTATTAGTAGATTCTAATATTAATTTAGCTCCTACTTTAATAGCATAACCTTTACCTCTATTATATTTATAATTTATAAAATTAGTTTTAGATTGATGTAAAATAGTTTTAGTTCCATCATTAGACCCATCATCTACTATTAAATAATTATAATTACAATCTTTTAATTTTTTTAACATTGAATATAAAGTTTTGGATTCATTATAAATTGGAACTAAAATAGTAAAATTTAATTCTTTATTACACATTATACAGTCTCCTACATTTATTAATATCTTCAGGCACTGTCATTAATGGATGTTTATTTTTGTTAAAATAAAAACTTACTTTACTTAAACAATAAGAAATTAGCCCTGAACAAGTTACGTCAGGGAGTTTATTATTGATTTTTAAATATACATTAATAAAAGTAAGTAATAATTTAAAATAATTTCTTTTTCGTTTAAATTTTAAAGCTATATTAATTGCTATATCTAAGTCTTTTTTAGATATATTTTTTATTCTTTTAAGTTTAGTTTCATATAAAATTTTATTTTTATATTTTGAAATAGGAGTTAATATTATTCCTTTTCGACATGATTCTATAACAGTATATTTATTTAACACCCATGCTACATGATTCCAATTAGATTTAGTAAATTTACGAATTAACCAACCTATAGGGTCTAAATTATATTTAACCAATAATATATCTCCTTTTTTTATCATTTATAATTCTCCTTGTTCCCACATTTCATCCAATTCTTTATCTGTGTATTCATTTATACCACACATCTTGCACATATCCCATAATAATGTAATACCTTTACTATATTCCCAATCTCCTTTTTCTAAATAAGCACAATAACCGTTGTTTTGTTTCGGTTTACTATTATTTTTACTCCAATAAGGACAAATTTTTAATTTACCATTTTTTAATCTAGTGTAACAGTAAAAGCCTTTTGGTATATCATTTATAGATTTATTCATGTCTTAATCTCCTTATTTAACCATTGATTATATTCTTTCATTATCTCATTAAATGTTACAGGATAATAATTCCATACATCTGTTCCTACATTTATTAAATCAGTAAAACCATAATGAGTTTTAATTCTTTTAAATTTCCAAAGATTATGAACATGACCAACAAAATTTATATTATAATAATAATCAGCGTGGGTAGGGTTATGAACTAAATTTATTTTTTTATTACTGTATTTAATTACTAAATTTTTTATAATAGTTTTAGTGCTATTATTAGAATCATGATTTCCCTCTATATGAATAACTTTACCATTTAATAACTTTTCCCATTCTATAGATTTCTTAGATGAAACTTTTTTAAAACAAAAATCTCCTATATGAAAAATAATATCTTCTTTTTTTACTCTTTCGTTCCAATTTCTTATAAGTCCTTTATTCATTTTATTTAAAGAAAGATTACTTATTTTAAATAATCGTTGTTTGTCTTTGCTAGTATATCGTAAAGATTTATAAATATTTTTATCTTTTTTTGTCATAAATATAGTTCTTCCGCAATATTTTATTATATTTGCATGACCTAAATGTAAATCCGAAGTAAAAAAATATTTCATTAAGTCCTCCTTATTTATTTATTTCATGTATTTTTTTTAATTTTAAACATTTATTTTTAATATAAGCCCTAACTTTATTTTGATTATATTGTTTATTATTTAATTTTTTAAAAAATTTATCATAACTAATTTTCTGAAAAATATTATCTGGTATTTTACTGATTAAAGAAACGTTATAAATTTTAACTTTTTTCTCATTTAAATAAACAGAAAAATCTTTTTTAGCTCTATCTTTTCCATTATAAAAATTAATTTTACCTATTCCTCTATGTTCTATATTATTTTGATAAAAATGAGTTAATGGTCTATTTTTATTATCTCTCAATACTAATTCGTTTATTTGTTTCTTAGATTTAAGTAATTTGTCATAATCAGTTCTTCTAATTTCTCCAAAATCAAATCCTAATAGAAAAATTTCGCCTTTATCTAATAAATGTATAGCTAAACTTAGAGCAAAATAACCTACTAAACTACTTTTGTATACTCCTTTAGATAAATCTCTATTATATTTATGAGTAACTTTTAATGGAATAGTATTGGAATTAATATTAATATCTGGAAAATATTTTCCTATAACTAAAGGAATCTTTTTAAATTTATTTATTTTACTTTGTTTTTCATAAAAAGGTTTATCTACATAACATAATATAGTAGAATTAAAATATTTATAACTATAATTACAACCTATAGTAAATTTATCTTTAATTTTATTAAAGAGACCTTTTTTAATACCTTTTTTAATACTATAGCCTCCCCCTATAATAATTGCTTGATTAGATTTTATATTAATATCAAACATAATGCACTTCCAGTAAAAATAATATATACTACAAAGTCTATCCAATTTAAATTTTTATTTAAAAACTTAAAAGTTCCCCAATTTCTCCATGATAATAAACTATGATTTAATAATATAGTTATACCAGTAATCATATATATAAACCAATTTCCTTTTATAATAGGAATAATTAATAAACCTATATTTAATACTAAAGCAATAGCGCCTCTAGTAAAAATATTAGATAATTTTTTATTTCCTCTAAATATTTTATACCAAAATCTACCAAGAGTAGAACCTTTATCTGTTCCACATGGAATACCATATCCTAAACTAAGACCAAATGATAACAGCATTACAAATAAAACTAACCAATTATGTAAATTTAACCAAGCTATTATCATTAATATACCTGGAATTCCAAATCTACGTATTCCTTTTGAAGTTTCATCTGCTCCTGCATATGTTCCTAATATACCACCTAAGATACTTAATAATATCAAACTTATAATTTTATTCAACATTTGATTGTCTCCTTATAATATTTAATAGTTTCTTTTAATCCTTTTTTTAAATTAAATTTAGGTTTCCAATTCGTTAAATATTCACGACAATTAGACTGAGATAATTTTACATCTCCTTTTCTAGCTTCCATATATACAGTTTTCATATTTTTAAATGCTAATTTTTTAATAGTATTACATAAATAATTTATTGAATATGCTGTTCCAAAACCAACGCTATATATTCCTATATTATTAGAAGTTAATGCATAGAGATTAGCGTTAACTACATCTTTAACATATACAAAATCTCTTTTTTGAGTTCCATCTCCGTATATAAAAGGAAAATCATTACTCAATATTTTATTCATAAAATTTGGTATAACTGCACCATCAGTTTTAACTTTTTGCCTTGCTCCGTATACATTATAATATCTTAATGCTACTATAGGAAAATTAAAATTTTTTATATATGATAAAGTATCATTTTCATTATTTTTTTTATTATAAGCATAAGGAGAAGTTAAATATTCTACAGCAGAAGAAGAAGCTAAAACTATCTTCTTTACATTATTTTTTAATGCGCTATGTAATATATTTCTAGTTCCTAATACATTAATACTAAAATATTTTTCAGGAGATTTAATAGATTCGGTTACATTAGCTAACGCACCTTGATGAATTACATAATCTACTTCTTCACACGCTTTATCTACTATATCTATGTTTCTAATATCATTCCAATATATTTTTATATCTTTAATATTATTTATCAGATTAAATAATCTACCGTTACTAAAATTATCTATCACTATTACTTTATTATTATTTTTTACTAATTCATCTACTATATGTGAACCTATAAACCCTGCACCGCCTGTAACTAATACTTTACTATTTTTTAACATTTGAATCTCCTTAATACTATTTAGCCATATAATTTACCTTTTTTAGCTTTTCTACTATATTGATAATGAACTATAACAGGATTTTTTAATTTTTTTGCTGGTTTTTTACCAAAACTAGTATTTATAATATAACAATATTCTCTACCAAAATCATAAACATTAATAGTTTTTTTATTAGCTAACATTTTATGTAATCGTTTTTGATGATTTAATTCTCTATCTGTTGTTTGTTCTTTCCAATTTTTAATAAATCTTTTCATTTTATTATTATTTTTAATCCAAATAGTGCCATCTATTAATTCGTATTTCCCTTTATCTGAATCCCTGCCATAAAAATTTTCCCAAGATAAATAATGCACTGCTATATCAAAATGTTTAGGTATCATAAATAGTTTTTCAGGATATTTAATAATTTTGGCATCAGAATCAATATAACACAAATCTTCATCAAATAAATTCAAACAATCTAAAATAATTTTTGGTTTTTGACAAGTATTTTTAGCCCATCCCCCTCTATCTTTTATTTTTATTACATAGTAAGGTAACGCAAATTTTTTTAGAGAAGGTTCTAATAACTTTTTAAACCCTTTTTCGTAAATAGTATCTTCTGTATAAAAGGTTATAAATTTCATTTTAATTTACAATAAGGAGGCATTTGACGTTTGTGTTTTGATTTATTAATTAAATCTCTAACTAGTTTACTATATTTTTTGCTTTTTAATTGTTTGTCTAATTCACTATAAGTAATACCTAGTTCATCTTCATCAGTTTGACCTTTCCATAATCCTGCTGATGGAGCTTTATTAATTATTTTGTCAGGAATTTTTAAATATTTAGCTAATTTTTTTATTTCTGTTTTATATAAGTCTGCTATAGGCTCTATATCAACTCCTCCATCGCCATATTTAGTATAATATCCAATTTCATATTCAGTCTTATTAGTAGTGCCTACTACAAGCGAATTATAATAGTTAGCATAATAATATAACACTGCCATTCTAAGTCTGGATTTTAAATTAGCATCGGTTAAATTATCTGATAAGGGATTATGGGATTTAAAACTATCATACATATCATTTAAGGGATATATTATATACTGAATATCAAATTTATTAGTAAGTAATTCTGCATCTCTTAAATCATTATTATTAGAATAACAAGGTAATATTATTCCAAATACTTTTAATTTATCCAATATTTTTCTACATAAAACAGCAGATACAGAAGAATCTATACCACCTGATAAACCTATAACTATTCCATTAGTCTTAGTATCTTTAACTTTATCTCCAATCCAATTCATTATTTTATTTTCTATACTCTTCATTAATTAATCACCTCGCCTGCTGATTTTTTGAATAATTTAAATGTCTTTAATGCATCTGATTGCGAAACAATTATTTTCTGTTCATTTGTTAACTCTTTTATCCATCTATTATCTGTTTTTATATGTCTTTGTGCCTTTCTATACCATTCTTGTGCTTTAGAATTATATTGTAAATCTAAAAAAACATCTTTCATAGGTTCTGAATCAAAATTACAAGATACTAGTCTATTCCCACCTAATTGATGAGATTTATCATTTAATTTCCAATATTTAGACATATCATTTGTATATTTTATATCTAAAAATTGACACATTCGATATAGCCAAAAATTAGGGTCATTCGTAAAATTATCAAAATCTATTATCATAAACGGAATATCTTTTAATATTAATAATCCATATGCCTTTTTATAATGAACTTTATATTTATATAAAGATTTTTTTACTAACTCTATTTTAGTCATATCTTTAGAAAATCCCATACTCTTATTAGGTTTTCTTAATACACTAGCCAAATGATTATATGGATTTTTACATAATAAAATAGCTTTATCAATTCTTTCATATCCTTTAGGAGCCATAATAGTTTCATAAATATCTGCATTTTTATCTGATAATAATAAGGCTTTTATATTATATTCATGAAATGCTTTATTTCTTATCATAGGATAAGGATTACGTCTATTATCTATATTTTTTCTGAAATTTTTATCCCAAAAATTACAATTAACTCCATGAATTTTGCATATAGCTTTATTTATATCATTTTTTAACCAATGAGATTCCCCTACACTAAATAAATCAGGAGATTTACCTAAACAATATGATAATAAAGTAGAACCGCAAAAACTAATACCCCATATGCTATATATTTTTACATCACAAGGTTTCATAACCAGCTCCTTAATTTTTTATCAATTATTTCAACTACTTCGTTCATAGGAGTGCAAAAATAACCTCTAATACATTCTGCGCATGGTTCTCTGCGTCTATTTTTTAATATATTTAATAATTGGTGTTTATTTTTAAATATTTGAAAATTAAATCTTTTTACTAAATCTATTGGCGCATATAAATGTCTATTAATTTTTGGCACTAAAACTTTTATACCCCTTGCTATCATATCTATAATACTATAATTATAACTACCTGCATGGGTTAAAATAAAATATTCATATTTTTCTGTCGCTTTTAAATAATCTACATAATTACTTGAAAAAATAGGTTTTATAAATGATGGTAATACTTTTAAATGTTCTTTAGACCAATCCCCTGCATGGTCTTTATGTTCTTTAACAAGACATGCTATTTCGTATTTATCTTTAATTTCATATAACCATTTATAAATATCTTTACTTATTTCCCAATCATTTTTGTTTTGTTTCCACCAATATAACCATATATGGTCTAATAAAATAGTGTTTCTATGACGAGATTTTGGTATTTTCACTAAATCAGGTAAATAGGGAGCATGTATAATCTTAGATTTTTCTTTTGGCTGAAATTTACTACCTGCATCTTTAAAACAAAAAGAATAATCACTTTGAATTCTATTTTCTAAAAAGGATATTACTTTTTTGCATTTAGTTCTTAACAATGCTAAATTTTTTTTATTAAAAAATTCTCTTATATCACTAACTATAATAAAATCTGCATTAGGCAAAATTGTCAAATCTTCTTTAACAGATTTTTGTATAACTTTCACATGAGATAGTTTACTAAAATATTTATATAATCCGTAGGTTAACATTTGAAAACAATATGTAATTTCCTTTGGATTATTAACTGGATAACCTAAAATAATTAATTTATAATTATTCATAATTCTCCTGTAAATAAGGTTCAAAAAAACTATATTTCTTCATATTATTTAAAACTTTATTCTTTTTTCTTCTTGTCCATTTTTTTGTATATCTACTTCGATGAGGTTTATCAAATATAATAGATGCACAATCTTGAATCCACTTTTCATCAGTTTCTATTTTTAAAAAATTAGTTAATTTTAGTAATTCTTTAGTTGGATTTTTAATAATATTTTCATGATATATATCTATAACATCCATACTATGTATTCTTTTAATATTTTCTACAGTTTTAACTCTTGTAAAATATTCATCTATTCTATTTAATCCCATTCTACCTATATTATCAAAAGGATTCCTAATAACATGAATATACTTAATAGGTATTTTAATTATATCCATTAATTGTGTTAGTAAAGATGGATTATTTTCATATTCAATACAAATTCCATCACCTTTTTTATCTCCTATTATATTTAATTCTGTAAAATCTCCTTGATACTGATTAGGAACATTATATTTATAAATTATTTCTCTATATTTTCTCTCATTTCTAATACGAATTTGCCCTTGACTTCTTCCTCCCTCTTGACAATTTTTTTGCCACTTTGACCTTTTTATTAATTTATCAAATAATTCTTCTCTGGTCTCGAAATCTCTTTCTTTTAATTTCTTCAAAACATGATATTCATGAGGAATAATAACATTCTTATGTGCATCTAACAATGCACCTACTAAAGAATGACCGCTTCTTTCATATCCTATAAATAATACAAAATATTTTAGATTTTTATATATTGATTTCATCTTAGTCCTATTTTTTTTCCTAGTATATATTCAGGTATTTTAATCAACTTTTGTAAATTTTCTATTTTAAGAATTTTTAATAGTTTCCATATTTTAGACATTTCATTATCAGCATTATTAAGTAAAAATTCGTATTTAATTAAAATTGAATTACTATTTTCATTACAAAATACTCTAAAACTATCTTTTATTTTTTTCGCCCAATCCTTATACATTTTATAATTACATACTCCTCTTATATTATCCATATCTACGCTTAACCATGATTGATAACTATCATACCAATTTCTTGTAATAAAAATAAATTTAGCTTTAGGAAATTCTCTATATAAACATTTCCATCTCATTGCCATAATACCTGGATTTAATGCTAATTTACATCCAATATATCTATTATTTTCTTGTTTATATCTTTGTATGACTTTATTAAAATATTCATTATTTTTATATCTATTTATATTTATTATATCAGTTGCTAATAATAACTCTTGAGGTTCAAAATCTATCCAATCAACTTCAGGATTTTTAAGTATTAATTTTCGTAAAATACTAGTTCCTGAACGTCTCATTCCTATAATAAATAATAATTTATTCATTTTATATATCCTTCTTTCATAGCAAATAATATTACTTCTTTTACTATTTCAGGTTTTATTTTTTTTATAAGTTGCCTATGCGAAATTTTCTTATATCCTGATTTATTTTTATTTGAATTTATATCATGAGGAATTCTATATTTAAAACTTAAATCTAATTTTTTAGCTAATTCTTTTTCTGCTTGTTCAACATGAATTTTTATTGCATCTGGATGATTTTTAAATATTAATTCATACCATTTTAAGTAAGAAATAGCCGAACTATTATAATCATCTGGAAAAAATTTAATTTTTAAATGTTTTTCTCTAAATTTCCTACTTAATCTAGATTTATTAGCCCTATAATTTATAGTTTGTATTGCATCTAATGGATTTCTAATTGCTATAATAATATTAGCAAACTTATATCTATCCTTATATTTTATACCAAATGGATAATCATTATCCTTATCGGTAACTGACCAACACCAACAACTCATTCCATCTTTACCCATATATTCATGTCCTATATCAAACCCTATTGATTGTAAAATTTTACTCATAAAACCTGTTCCGCAATTTCCATGTCCTATTATTAAAAATTTTTTATTATATTTCATGAGTTTATCCTTACATATTTTTCTAAAAATTTCTTATATTTAGGAAATAATGCTTTATATGAAAAATTATTTACAATAAATTTTCTAGCATTTTTACCTAATTTTTTTATTTTATCAGGGTTTTTAAGTAATCTTTTTATTTCTACTACATAATGTTCTCTATTAGCTAAATCTATTAATATACCATTTTCATTATGTTTAACTAATTCAGGTAAACTACTAGTTCTAAAAGCCATTACTGGTAATCCGCATGCCATTGCTTCTAAAACTCCTAAAGGTTGTAATTCAGTTACACTTGTAGACATAAATATTGATAATTCATTTAAAATTTCAGGCATTTGGATATTTGTATTACCTGTTATCTGTTTAACGTTATCTGGAAAATAAGTTATCTCATTCATTCTTTCACTTAAATAATAAAATATAGTGTTTTCTAATTCAGAAGCTATTTCTTTTAAAAATTCAGGTTTTTTTTGCCATACATTTTTACCTGTCCATCCTATAATTATTTTTGATTTATCTACGTATGAAGATTTAAATTGTTTTATATTTACTGGATTACTTGCTTGATATATAGATATAGTATCATCTAAACCCATTTTTCTAAATTCTTTAGTTTGAAAATCAGATTGAGCTAGCCAGAATTTGCCTCTTAACGTTTTTATTCGTTTTGTTTCATTAATTAATTTAATTCTTTGTTTACTTCTAGCTAAATCATCCATATATGGAATTGCATGTTGAGGGCAAGAATTAGGTATTATATTAGTTCCTATAATTGGTTCTATACCTTTATTATTTAATAATGTAACATATCTAAAATCTTGTTCAACCCAAAAAACATTAAACTTATTTAAATCTACTTTATTTATATTTCTACTTATTTTAATTGCTTCAGGTCTATAATAATCTTCATGACAATCATGATTATGAAAGATATTAAAATCTATATTATGTTCCGATAACATTTCGGCTATATTACGCATACGAATAGCAGGACCTCCAAAAGGATGTTTACCATAACAACCGCAAAAAATAGCTAATTTTATTTTCATATTTATTCCTATTTTAATAATATTTTTAAATCTATTCTCCAATTAGTCCTACCTGGAACTATATAAGGACATTTAAAAGATTCCTGATATTGTTCTAAAACCCCAAAAATATCTAATATTACTTTAGCATTTTGGGTTTGTGCTATTATCTTTTTTACATTTTGTTTATAAAAATCGTGATTTACTCCTATAATAATCACTTTAGTTTTATTTAATTCATTTAATTCTATTTTAGAAAATCCAGTATAGTCTTTAAGTTCATTATTTGAGTATAAAGGGTCATTAACATAAATATTATCTAATTTATTAAAGTGTTTTAAAAATCGTAAACTACCTGATAATATAGCCACTTTTAAATTTCCTAAATAGCTAATTCCTAATAAAGCTAAAGGGAAATTAGTATTACTTTGTTTAACATAATTAGCAATAATTTCTGAAACGTTATCATCTCTATTTATTACACTATCTAATATTGTTAAATCCTTTGGATTTTTTGCTGACTGTTTTACATATCTACTACTTAACGGAATACAGTAGCCTCCAGACCCCAATACATTTGGATAATAAAAAGGCACATTCCATTTCGTAGATGCTAATTTTAATACTTTTCTAATATCTATATCAGGATGAGCTAAAGTTAATTCTTGAGCATAAACTGCTCCTATATGTCTTATTGAATTTTCCGTTGCTTTAACTAATTCTGCTTCTTTATAAGTGCAAGGAATTAATTTTTTACATACTAACTTTAAAATATCAATAGCTTTTTTAGTATTTTCTTTAGTATTTCCTCCTACTATTCTTGGTATATTTTCGATATTCCTACCTTCCATATCAAACCAATCCCTACGAGGAGCTACAACAAAATTTTTTATATAAGGTTTAATATATTTATCAGATACTCCTGGCATTAAAGTAGACTCAATAATTACTAAAGATTTTCTACATGGAGACATCATTATATCATTTATAACAGGTTCTAAACATTTAAAATAAGGCTTTCCATTTTTTTCAGTAGGCACTGCTATAAAGATTACGTCTATATCTCCTCTATTTAATAAATTAATACTATCAGTATATGCTTTTATATAATTATTAAATAAAGGTTTGCTATCGAAAGGAAGCCAATCTTTTAATTCTTTAATAATAATTTCTCCTCTATTAATAGCTTCTACTTTAGTTCTATCAATATCTATACCTATAACTTCTATACCCTTTTTAGCAAAAAATAATGAAGTATTTAATCCTATATATCCGCAACCTATTACTCCTATTTTCATATTCAGTCTCCTATATAATTTTTTTATTCTCTAAATAGACTAATATTTTATTAACACTATTACTTAAATTTTCTTTTTCGGTATTACATATAATTTCTGGATTATTAGGCTTTTGATAAGGGTCATCATATCCTGTAAATCCTTTTATTATTCCTTTTTTTGCTTTAGCCCACATTCCTTTTACATCTCTTTTAGCACATATTTCAGATGAAGCTTTTACATAAACTTCTATAAAATTTGTAACATTATTTCTTATATTATTTCGTGTATATATATAGGGGGAAACAAAAGATGCTATTACTATTGTTTTATTTCTAGATAATAATTTACTTACAAATGTAATTCTATTAATATTTTTATCTCTATCTTCTTTAGAAAATCCTAAATCATCACTTAATTTACCTTTTCTTACTATGTCTCCATCAAGTCTTTCTACATTTAATCCTTTTCTTTTTAATATAGTAGCTAATTTATTACCTATAGTAGTCTTACCGCTACAAGGCAAACCTGTTAACCATATAACAGCTCCTTTAGTTTGAATAGTCATATCCCACTTTTTAGCAAATAAATATTCATAAATAAAATATAATCCTATATTAATTACATTCCATCCTATACTTATATTTAATGCTTTAGAAAAATTTTTAATATAAAGAAAAGTAAAAAATGCTTGCACTAAAATTATAAAAATTCTATATATAATAGTTTTTAAAGCTACTGTTTTTACACTTATTTTTCTTATTGATTTCATAATTAGTTAAGTTATAATTTTTTTTCAATTAATATATTTGCTCTTAAATCTGTTAAAGGACTAGTTAATACACCTGAAATATTAGTAATTCTAGTAAGAGTTGGGGAAATTAATTCTATTCTTATTTGAGAATCTTTACATTTAATTTTACCTGGAAATCTATACGCAATATCAATTTGACTTAAACTAGGAGTATTTTCTGCATTTATAGTCTTTAAACTCATAGCAATATCAAAGGTATCTGTTAAACCAATATCTATCCAATTATTTTCATTTAAAGATTCTAATTCACTTGAACTATTGCCTAGTATATCTATATTATCTAAATTATTTTCACTCTTCCAATGGTCATTATCCCAATATTTCCAAGTATTTCTATTATCAGTTGATATATAATATCTTATTTCTGTTTCAGTTGGTTTAGTTTCTGTAAATCCTATATTGATTATATTTTTCCATAATGAAGTATCTATTTGATTTTCATTAGTATGAACATACCAACCTTGAGAAATATCATATCCTGTTAATTCAATTCCTTGTCCTGAATTCCATCTATTTGCTACTTCATCAACAGTTAATGTTTTATCATAAATAATAGTTTCATCTATATTTCCTTTCCAAAGAAGAGTATCTCCATCTCTTCCTGAAATTTGACAATTAGCAGGGTTTTTTATAGAACTTGTTAAAGTATTACCATATGTAATCAAAGATTGTTTTTCTCTATCTATATAAATACAAATTCCAGAAGGACTATTAGTTCCATCATAAGTCATAATTATATGATGCCATTCATCATCATTCCAACCTGTAGAATCAGTATAAACAACTAAAGCATTTGTAGGGACTGTTGTATGATATAATCCAAAATAAATCGAAGTAGATTTATGAAGCACTAATTGCCATCCTCTTACTAAATTATTATCCATACGACTAAGTATAATTTGATTTTTACTTTTAGTTTTAAACCAACATTCTAAACTAAATGATTCATCATAATCAAAATTAGCTATATCTCCACAATTTACATATTGATTAATTCCATTAAATTGTAAACAATTATTTAATTTACCTTCTATCCATAAAGGATTATTTACAGTAATTGCATTTCTTTCGTTATCAGAAAAATCATATGCTATATTTCCAGATGATTCATTTAAGTGCCAACCTGCATAAGTTGATGCCCAAGGAGAAAATTGTAATTGTAATTCACCTTGATTAGTAAATTCAGTTTTATCTTCGTTTTCTTGCACGAATAAATTTTCATCTCCCAAATCAAAATCAAGACTATTCTCTAATTGGGTAGTTTGATGAAAAATTTGTATTATTCTTTTAAAATCATTATCTTCTGAATGACTAATATCCCAAATTTTTCCATTAGCTAAACTATCTTTAATATATTGTTCGTTCTTATAAACATCTATATTATCATCATTTAAAACGTATTGTAGAGAACTTATAAAGGGATTCAATATTTTTTTATATTTATTATTCATTTATCTCTCTTTTTCTTTGAAATGTTTTAATTCTTCCAATTTATGAGGAGTATGGTTTTTTATTATCAATTCTTTTTTCAATAAATCCCGAAAAATCAATAAACGTTTTGGAGTTCCATTAGGAGTATCTTTAGTCATTAAAATAAATTGTTTAACATCTTTTAATGCTTCTTGTAATTCTTCTCTAGTATATTTAAATTTCATTATTTAATTTTCTCCTTATATTAGTAGCTGAAATATTTTCTATTTTTTCATCTAACCTTATTTCTCTAATTCCCCATCCTACTTTTCTACCATATACTACTTCTTTAATATCAGGTAATGCTACATATTTAATTGTTTCATTTATTATTTCTTGACCGAATTCTTGCTTTATCATATCAATTCTTTCTTCAATTGAATAAGGGTTTTTATTATCTTTTTTACTATCTCTTATACCTATACATACTTTATTTCCTTGATTTAATACTTTTCTAATTAATTTAATATGACCTTTATGTAAAGGTTGCCACCTTCCTATCATTAAAGAATATTTACCAGTAAATTCTGCTTTTTTTTCTTTGAAATGAAGAATATCATAAAATTCTTTTTTAGATATTTCTTTTCTTTTTGAATTTTCTTCTAATAAAGAATACTTATTCTTTTCTGGTTCATACATTATATCTATAATTTTCATTTTTTACCCTCTTTGCTCCATTTAATTATTTCATCTATTTCTTTAATTAATTGCTTTTTAGATTTTGCATTATATTTAAAATGATAATTTAAACCTTTATCATCAATTATACAATCATAATATGGTTTAAATCTACAAGCATTATCAAAGACTTTAGGATTTACATTAAAAGTATGATAAGGCACTTTGTATTTACTTAACCATTTTTTCATTTTAGGAGTAAGTATACGCCCTGTAAAAATATTAATATGATAACCTTTTTCATAATAATATCTCATAACTTTAATTATTTCTTTATTAGGTTTCCCTAAAATATCATATTTAAAAGGTCTTTTATATGTTGCAATGACAGAATCAAAATCAAATGATAAATAACCTTTATATTTAATTTCTATTTTATTATACTTATTTAGAAATCTTAAAGCGCTAAATTTTTCTCTTCTAATATAAGCTAATAATTTATGTATATCCCAAATTAATTTGTTTATTATTGTTAACATTTTATTTTTTAGGTTTCTCTAAAGGCATTTCTATACCGATAAAAGAATCTCTACCATCAAATCTCCATTGATAATTCTTCTTTTTACCTAATTTCATTTTTTTATAAGCATGTTGGATAGATGTTCTTATTTTTTGACCATTATCGTTAATTCTTTCATAAATATCATCTATCTTTTGTCTTATTTTAGTAGCTGTGATAGATAATTGTAAAAACTCTTGTAATAATTGTTGTTTTTTATCTAATCTTTTTTTAACATCTCTTAATTGTTTTTCTGGAATCTGTTCTTTTACAGTATTAGGTTTTTGTTTTTCATTATTAGGTCTTGACATGTTTTTACCTCCTTAATTAATTATTGTATTTCTTAATAACGATTTTAATTCTACTATAGTAGTATCAATAAATAAATTAATTATTTTATTCGTAGTTTTATCTATATCTCTCCTAATTCCTCTTGATAATTCTTCGTATTTCACTCCATGCAAAGAAGTTACTAATTTTCTAATTTCATAATAAAATTTACTTTTTTTATTAGACATTATTCTCCTTTTTATCTTTTAATTTTAAAATTTTTACTAATTTAGTTCCATATCTATCAAATCCTGTTGATATAGTTTCATTTGTTTTGCGTTTTCCTTTTTCTATTAATTTTAAATTAAGTAATTTACCAATAGCTCCCATATAATTAAGCCCTAAATTCTTTCTTATTGCATCATAAGTAACTTCTTTATTCTTTTTAATATAATCATATAATTTATTTTCTAAATCTGATAAAAGTTCCATTTTACCTCCTATCTAAAATTTTTTATTATGTTTATAAGGTCTTTTTTTATTTTTCTTTATTTTATTTTCTATTTCATGTGCTAAATCAATATCTCTTCCTTGACAAAAATCTAAAATTCTTATAACACAATCAGCTAATTCTTCCCCTACATGTTTATCATTACCTTTTCTTAAATCTTCTAAAGCTTCAGATAATTCTGCATGCATTAAAGCAATTAATTCTCCATTGTTTCTATTAATATGACCGTTTCCATTACAATTATTACATTCATCATAATTATATTCGCTATTTATGAATTGTAAAAATAAAGATTTCTTCTTACCTGTTCCATTACATTCTGGACAATCCCAAAAACCTTTTTTAACTGCAATATTATGACAAATAATTTGTAATTCAGGGATAGTTTTGTATCTCTTTGTTTCTGATATAATTTTTAAACAATCTTTGCATATATTATAAACTCCATCTGCTAAAGTAATTGTTTTTATTAATTTATGTTGACATTGTTTCATTTTTCCTCCAAATTAATTATTTTAATTGACTCTGGCATTACAGGAGCATTATGCAATACTAAAAATAATTGAAACGGATAATTTTCAAATATATGAATAATATGTAATAAATTAATTTCATCCAATGAACTTAATCCTTCATCTGCTATTATTATTCCACTTTCATTTTTTTCAATTAATAATGCTAATTTAAAAGCTATTTGTAATATAAGTTTTTGTCCTGTAGACAAATCTTTGTAATTATATTTTATATTATCTTTTTTTAATGTAATTATAAATTTTCCTTTATCATTTATTTCAAAATTCACTTTAAAATTTATTTTCTCTAATACAGAATTAATAATAGGTTTTAATATTTTAATACTTTCAGTTAAATAATATGTTGATAAATTATCTATTTCTTTAATTGCTTTTTTAACTACTAATACATCTTTATTAGTCCATTTATAATCTTTTTGTTTTATTCTTTCTTGTAGTTTATATTTTAAATTATTAATAATATCTTTTTTATTACGTTGACTATTTAATTCTATTTCTAATTCTTTAAGCATTGTTTTTGTTATATCTAACTGATTATTTACTTTAGGCATTGTTGATTCTAATATATTTATTTCTTTTTTTAAATTTTCTAATATTTTCTTTTGTTTTTCTTTAGATAATTCTTGTCCACAAGTATAACACTTTTTAGTTTGTTTTAATCTAGTTTGTTGTGAAGCATAACGTTGTTTTCTTTCTGCTAACTTAGACTTTTGTCTCTCATTTTTAATATAATCTTTATTTATAAACTTTATTTCTCTTTGGGTATTTTTTATATTCTTATCTAATTTATTTATATTATTATTAAGAACACTTAGTCTTTTTAATGATGGATAATGATTATTTACTGATGCAGTTTCTTTATTAAATATTTCTCTTTCGTGTTTTAAATTATTAAGTTTATCCTTTATTTTACTAAAAATTTCATCTGAAGAAGAAAATAAAATACGTTTAAACGCAGTATTACCTTCTTCTAAAAAGTTAGATTCTTTTCTATATGCATCTATAGTTCTAAACTTAATAAAATTAATTCTATTACCAAATAATTTATCTATAAATCTTTGAGCTTCTAAATTATTAGAAAATTTTAATTCTTCATTATCTTTTTGTATTTTTATTTTAGTAGGATAAGACCTAAAAATTATATATTTATTATTTTTATCTTTAACTGTTATTTCTACGTTACATGATTTAGATTTTTCTCTTGTAGGTAACCCTGCTAATGAATTCTTAAAGGTATAACCATAAAGACAAAATAATATACTTTCTAATGCTAAAGTAGTTTTACCTGTTCCGTTATTACCTTTAATAAAATTAAGTTTACCAAAATAAAATTCTTTTTCGGTAGAAAAGTTTTTAAAGTTCTTTAATTTTATTTTTAATATTTTCATAATTATTTAATAATTTCTTTTAATAAATTTTTTACTTCATTATCATTAATCTTGTTTATTCCCTCATTTAAAATATCAATTAACTTTTTTTTCTTATTAGAAATTTTAATATTAGAAGTATTTAACGTATTATCAAAACTTAATTTTAACTTGAAATTAGCAAATTTAGATTTATATTTAGGTATATTATTTATATCTGATTTAAAATTATTATAATTAGAATATATTAGTCTTACTTTAGTATTTTTATCTAAATCATTTAATTTTTCTATATTAGTAATATCTAACATTTTATAAGGACTTTTTAATTTAATGAATTTAATATTATTATTTTCTAATATCGCAATTCGTTTATAAGAATCATTTACTTCATTAAAATTACAAAACCTAACTGAACCTATATGATAAATTGTATTCCTTTTTAACTCTTCAAATTCATGCTGATGCCCCAAAAATACTTTATGATATTTTTTTAAATCCTTAATACCACATCTACCACTACCATATTCTAATTTAGATTCATTTAACATAAAATGACCAAAAAGCATATTATTATAAATATAATCTCCTTTTATTGTATTAATACCAATATTTTCTAAATATTGAATAATACTATAATTATTTAATATATCATGTTGACCGTTACCAGAAATTATAGTAACATCTTTATATTTATTATAAAATCGTTTAGCTATTTTAGTGCCAAAATATAATTCTTTAGGAGTTGGTCTATTTCTATCATAATAATCACCTAAATGAATTACTTTATCTGCATTTATAGATAAAATTTCATTAAATATTAATTTTAACTCTTCTATATTTTCTTCTCTTATATGTGTATCGCCAAAAATAAGTATTTTCATAATAAATTAATCGTTTATTTAAATATTTTTTATCTTTTTTAGGTATCTTTTACCTTGACTGTTCTCTCTTTAGCGTTGCAGAGGGCTTGGGGCAATTTAAATATCATTCTTAGTGGATTTTTTCAACCAGAAAGAACCTTTTAATAACTTATTTTGATTTTCCAATCTAGCCCCCATTACCCCTTTTGCCATAGGGCAGTTGGTCTGCTCTGTTGATTAATTTCACGAAACGAATTATTGTAACGTAGTGTTATTTTTGCAAGTTAAACACTAAAAAACTATCAGTAGGCTACCACGCCACATAAGGCAATTGGGGTTAGTCATTTTTTTATTCCTCAATTAAATATATAAGCATCTTGGCTCTGGCGTTGGCTTCGGTGTCGGTATATGTTAGAAAGGTTGAATTTGGTTGTATATAAGAAGTTGCCCATTTAGGATTTGTTAAACACCAGTCAAACGAAGTATGATATGATTGAGTTCCCTTAGGCAACATCTCCCCAAGCTCTGCAACTGTGAAGGCGGAGTATTCCTCATCTTTTTCTACCCAATGACTTATCCATTGTCTCCCATCGTGGTAATTACCTGTTAAACAACTCCAAGCGTTATCTCTTGTATGTTTACCTCTTAGGGCTAAATCCCATTCTTCAATACCTGTCTTTTTTTCTGTATATCTCTGCCAATAAAACAAACTCTCTTGCTTAACTCCTAACTCTTTAAGTTTCTTGGCTAATTCTAAACTACATACTTGCTGTTCTAATTTCATCTCTTACTCCGTAAAGGGGCTTGGTAGTTAATCTACAATTTCTCACCAGGAATCCCTAGTAAGTTATCAGGCTATTAAACCACAAGCCCCGAAATTAATTATTTTTTAGTATCTGATTTAGTAGGTTCTGTATTATCTTTATCTCTTTTTTCTTTTGGAGGCTTTATCAAATCTATACCCCTCTCTTTCATCATCAAAACTTGATTTTGTCTAATATCTCTAGCTAATTTAATAAGTAAAGTTATAGCTTTAACTACATCAGAATTGGTAATGCTAGATTTACTGATTTTTAAATCTAATTTTTTAAGTTCAATATTTAAATCTTGACCTTTAATCATTTACCTCACCTCCTAGTTATTAATTTTACCATAATGCATATCTTTAGGTTTTTTTGGTTTTAGAATATAATTATTTCTTTGAACAAACATACCTGCAATAAAAGCAACTAATATTAACATTGCTAATATAATCAAATAAATCATGAAATATCCTCCTCTCTTAATTTTTGTCTTAATTTCTTTTTTGCTTTTCTTCTATTATATTTCTTCTTAGATTTTCTTATTTTAGTAGGTTTATGAAACTTTTTATGAAATATTTTTATCCACTTATTACACTTTGCACATTTAAAACCTATTCCATTAAGAATACTTATTACTCTATCTGGTTTTTTACACTTACATTTATTTTTCATTCTTTAATCTTTCCTTTCTAGGATAATACCATCTTTTTTTCCAATATTTTATATTATCTTTTATACTTAAAAAAGGAGTTTTATTAATATCAAATAAATAAGTTCCTCTTCTTAATTTATAAGGAAAAAATGGCATTTTATCATGGTATTTTCTCCAAACTTGATTCCATCTACGGAACAAATGAGACGATTTTCCTGAAATTGAAAGTTTATGATGAGGATATAGTTTTTTATGTTCTTTTTTTAACCAATCTATTTGTTTTTGAGTAAAAGTTACATTCCAACCTTCAGATAATCCTAAAAATTTAAATGATTTAATTCTATTATAAATAGATGATTTTCCATAAATAGAAGTAGTCATTATATATTTTATATCAGTATTATATTTTTTATCCCACATATTTTTAATTTCTTCGGATAATGCAATATATGTTAACAATTTACCTGTTAAATATTTAGTTAATATTCCTGTTCCTACACATACATTTATATCTATAATATGTCTATTTATAAAATTAAAATCTACTTTAGGCATTTTATTATTATCTTTAAAGTATTTATTAATTTTTTTATTAATCATAGGACTACTTAAAGAAATAATTCCATATATAAAATCATAATTTTTATCTTTTACTAATAATTTAATACTTCTTCCAGGTCTATTTTTAAACATAGTAGAACTAATAGTATTAATGAAACTAACCCATTGAAAATCTAAATTATATTCTTCTATATAAGGTTCAGGATTAAAATTATTTTTTAATGCTTTTATTTGTTTATTATTATTTATTTTTAAAAATTCTTCTATTTTATCTCTATTTTTTATTTTTGGTTTACACTTTAAATTTAATTTTTTTAATTCTTCTTTAGATAAAGTTTTACCTTTTTCTATTGGATAATCATTAGGATATTTTTTATTATTAGATTTTGGAGCGGAGTTAAGGACTTGCACCTTACTTTTCGAAATGGTATTTCGATGTGTCTCTTTCGACACTTCCTCCGCAAAATTTAATTTTTTTATATCCCATTTCATAGATTTAAATATAGAATCTATTTTCATCATTATATTTCTATCAATCATTTTTTTCCAATCAATATCTTCTTTATTTATATGGTCATAGTTATCTTTATCAAATGCTACTACATCTTTAGCTTTTTCTCTTTTATGTAATACACTTATATCTGATGTTTTCAAATTAGAATTCTCATAAGTTTTTCTTGCGTATACTATACCTTCCTTTCTAGATAAATCTTTATTTAATATTATATTTTCTTTTTCTTTTACTTTTATAATTGTTTTACGTTTTCTCTCTTTATTAGGCTTAACATAAATATAATAATATAATTCCCCTACTTTTTTATTAAAATTTTCAGTATTATTTAATGCTCTTAAAAATATAGGAATATTTTTATAATCATTAGGTTTCCTAGATAATTTACAAGGAAATGCAATATCAGTTAATTTATTATTTTTAAAATTATTAATTTTGTTATTAATCCATTTAATAACTATTTCTTCTGATTCTTTATTTAAAATTTTATCAATCAATTTATCCTGAAATTTCTGTATATACTTAGTTGAGTCCTTTCTTTTAATTTCTAATCCTTTAGTTTCTTCTTTAATACCTGTATCTGTTTTTAAATAACCTTTATATCTGCATTTAGTAGCAATATATAATTTCTCAAAATGTCCTTCACAATCAAATCTTATAGATACCTTTTTATTAAATTTTTCTTTAGCCCATTTAGTTATTAAATCATTTAATAAATCTGTAATAGTTTCCCCTTTATCATCTATTATTAACCCATCTGTATCAACATATAAGACTTTATATCCTAATTCTTTCAATTTATCATCTACATACCAAATAAGACTTCTAACTACAGAAGTAATCATCCCTGCTACTCTAGAATCAAATAATCTGAAATACTGATTACCTATAACTCCCCAACAACTAAGCACTATAACCTTTAAAGCATCATATCGTTTATCTAATATTTTATATTCTTCTGAATTAGGGTCTAATAAAGCTCGTTCTTTTTTTAATTTATTCTTTTCATCAATTAATTTTTTTGCTACTAATGGTAATATACCGTTTTTATTTTGTTCTACATTATACGTATTCAAAATTTTATGAGTTTTTCTATCTGTAATATTAACAGGTATAGTATTATTATTAGAATTTTCTTTAATATTAGCAGAATCTAAAGCTAAATCTATAATAGCATACATATAAGCACCGCTTAAATCATATTTGCCTACATTAAAAAATCTACCTGTTTCATAAGTATCTCTATATGCTCCTTCGAATTCTTCTTTTATCTTATCTCTTGGTTTCATAGGTAAAACTATTTTTTGATTTTTTGCTTCTTGTAATACTAACATATCTATAACTCTAGAATTATAAGTTCCTAAATCTTCCCATTCTACTTTAGAAAATCTACGAATTTCATCAAATAATGAAACTATATTATATTTATTTTCCAATTTAATCATTCTTTTAACATCATTAATATTCTTTTTTTTAATTTCATCATTTAAAGAATCAAAATCAGTATTACCCCATGTTTTTTCTTGTAAATCTTTTTGAGCAACTGCGTCTAAACTATATACTCTATATTTATTTCTTGTAAATGCTTTAAACCAGCTTAAATAATCTATAATAGATATTCCAGCAGGATATAAGACTTTATCGTTACCATATCTAGTTTCATTTATTGGACTAAGTTTTTTTGCAAAATCAGGATAACGATTATATAAATAATTATAATCAAAATCTACATGCCAACTACAAAAAAGGTCATACTTTTCTTTTCTCATATATTTTATAAATGTTTCTATTAAATCAAATTCAGTATCAAAATTTTTTATCCAAAAAGTTTTAATTTCTTTTTTAAAAGAGTTACCGACGCTAATACATGAAACTGGATATTGTGCGTTATCAGGATTAGGAAATTCAGGAGCTTTAACTTCTATATCTATATAAGCAATTTTTATAGGACAAGGCTCTATTTTATCTATTTTATCTATTAAGAATCGTTTAGTAAATATTATATCTGCCTCATATGCGTTAGAGCTTCTTAATTTTCTGACTTCGTTTGGTTTAGATACATATATTTTTTTCAATGGAGAATTATCATATCCTTTATATTTCCCTTCTTCATTTGGAGATATTTCATAATAATAAGGAAAAAAATCTTTTTTACGTTTTACATGTAATTTATTTTCGTTATCTCTCCAAAATAAATATATAGTTCTTCCATTACTATGTATATTAATTAATTTCATTTTTAATTTTCTTTATTTCTTCTCGCATAAAATTTTCTATTGTAGGTTGTTTTTTAATAAATTTCTCTATCCTATTTAAAGCGGTTTTCATACGAGTATCCTTATCAGTTGCTTTATATTTCTTATATGCTTTTTTAAAAAAGTTTAAATAATTTATTGCAGTTGCTCTAATAACATCACCCATAAATATACCTCCTATTTTACTTATTAAATCCTTTTATAAAATTTAAATATTGTTTATATTCTTTTATCTGTTTTGAAGTATAATTACATTTTTTTAATATATTATCTGCTTTTTCTTCCCATTCTTTTATACTCATTCTATTATTACTATCCATACCTATCTGAATTAAATCTTCAGCATATATAACCAAATCTTTAGAACCTTGAATTTGTAAAGGAGTTTTTAAAATCTTAGCATTATCTCCAATTTCAATTCCTGCATATAGATTTACCCCACTGCTTATTTTAGTTCCATCGCCTATAGTAGTTCCTAATCCTAATCCTGTGCATTTGCCTATGGTAACTTGATTGCCAATTTTAGTATAAAAACCCATTTGAGTCATACTACCAATTATAACTTGATTACCAATTTTAGTATGACTGCTAATTATTACATCAGAGCCAATATCAACATTATTACCAATTTCAACATCATCATCTATATATGTAGTATCGCCTATTTCTGTATCATCTCCAATTATAACTCTGTTTCCAATTATAGCTTCTTTATCTATTACAGCACGTGGGCTAACATTTACTTCATCGCCTATTTTAATTTTAATAGAATTATCATTAGGACAAATACTCCAACCATTATTATCTTTATTCCATTCTAAAACTCTTTTTATTAAATACATATAACTATTCCTTTTTTATTAAATCAAACAATATTATCAGTTTCTTCTGTATCTTTTTCTTCTTTTTTCTTAACTTTAAACTTAATAACTTTCTCTTTAGGAAGATTAAATACGTTTTTATATGCTTTCTTTTTACCCACATTTTCCATATATTTTAAAAATCTTTCATGTTTTTTTCTAACATTTCTTTTTTTCTTTTTATTAAACTTTTTAATTTTTAAAGATTTATGCATACTCATATAACATCCTCCCTTTTTAACCTTATAATTTCATCAATACCTTCATCTTTAGTAGGTTCTTCATATATTTCATCAAAATTTTTCCATACTCTTTCCCATAAATTTCTATCAGGTTGTCCATGTGGATTATTTAATCTTCTATCAACAGATTCTTTCATAGTTAATTTTGGAAATACTATAACAGTTATAAAATAATTGTAATATTTTGCTTTAGAAATATATCTATTTCTCATTTTTTTATTTAATCCTACTTCATCAATTATAACATCAACGCCTAATTCTATAAATCTTTCAAACATATATAATTCGGAATCCCAAATAATAGGTTCATAATTATGATTAAAAATATATTCTCCATTACCTATAGTATATCGTAATTGGTCTCTAGCAATAACTACATATCCCTTTTTTTGATATTTTTTAACTAGTGTAGTTTTACCTGTTCCTATATTTCCAACTAAAATAATAAGATGTCTAGAATCCATATTATAATCCTATTTTTAATCGTTCATAACACTCTTTAGCATCTAGTATCTCTTCTAATAAATAATATATTATATAAATAGAACTCATTTTATCTTGATTAGGTTCAATTTTAATTTGTTTTATAATAACACGATTTAAAATATCATCTATATTTTCTTTATCTATTACTTTATTATAAATATAATCAGCTAACTTTTCACAAGTATTAAATGACTGTAAATCCGCAGATGTAATATTAAGTTTGAATTTTTTAATATTCTCATATAACGCTAAAGTTTTCATAATTCTAATAATCCTTTTTTTCTAAGTTCATTTTCACTAATATATTCATTATTAATAATTTTACCACCTTGATAAAATCTCTTAATATCTTTAGGATTTATTTTACCTTTATTAACGTATGCCAATTCTATCATAATACTATTTTTTAAAGCAATAAATCTATGTATAGTTTTAGGATTAACTTCCCATGTATCATTTTTATATAGTATTTTACTACCAAATTCAGTTTCTATTTTTACTCTTCCGTCTACAACTACAAATCTATTAATTTTTTTATCATGTCTATGTGTAGAACAAAAACAATCTTTTTTTAAATATAATAAATCTATTTCAGATTTATCCGTTAATAATAATCTTCTACGTTCTCCCCAAATTTTAAAAATATTAGAATTATCCATTTGTTACCTCTATCAATTATTATTCCTTTTCACTATTTTTTTCAGTAATTAATTCCTTTAATATACTTTGTAAAGAACTTATACCTTTATCAGCACTTTCCACATATGCTTCTATAATATTTCTAACTCTTCTATAAGATTTAACATAAGCACTTGCCTCTCTTTCTACGGAAGCAGATACAAATTTTTTTCCATTATTTACTATATCAGTCTTTAAATTATGATATTTAACTAATTCTTTATTCTTTTTAATAGTTTTGGCTATAGCCAAAATAGGTCTTAAATTCATAGAAGCTCCTGACAATTCATTTAATGTTTTTTTAACTTCTTCAGGATTAGATGATAAATTCATTTTTAATACTGTATTAGCATTATAATCTATTAATTCAAAATCTTCTTTACATTTATCTAATACTTCTTCTAAAGTATCTTCAGATTTAAATAATTTTTCTAATTCTCTTACTCTCATGATTTCTCCTTATTTTTATCATCATTATATTTATTCAAAATCACTTTATTTATATAATTACACTTAGAACATTTCTTTATATATACTTTATTATATTGTAATGTTCCTATTTGTTTATAAGATATATATATTCCGCATTTTTGACATTCAAATGCTCTTATACTTCCCATTTGTTATCACCTTTATTATCTGTTAATCTCTTGACCATTTTTTTCCATTCTTCGTTCACATATTTACTTTCTAATTTATTTCTTATTAGAATAACCAATTTATTACTTAATTTATCAATCTTCCAATAATAATAATCTATATCTTTATCTTTAGGAAAAACCTTTTTAATTAAACTTAAACCTCTATTTAATAATTGCCATGACTTATTTAATTTTCTTAACTTTCTTATATATTTATTCTTTCTTTTACTCATTATAAAACTCCTATAATAACGCATAGAACAGTTAAAATTATTAAAATAATAAATCCTATTTTACATATAATATTATTTATTTTAATAGCTTTTTTCTTATCAAATATTTTTTCTAAACTAGATAAAAAAGGCAATGAACCATCCAAAGATGGAAAAGGTATCAAATTAAATATTGCTACTGTAATACTGAAAATAACAAAAAATAATAGCCAATATATAATATTATTATATTGTCCTATTATATTAACTGTATTTAATAAATATCCTTTAAATACAAGTTTTCCTGTAAATAATAATTTTAAACTTATTATAGTTACTAATATAATATCATATATAAAATTTATACTATATTCAAAAGCTAGAATAAAAGATTTACTTATAAAATAAGATACCATAAATAATATACCAAAAGCAGTTAGCAAATTAGCTATTACCCCTGCTAATGCTATTGCTACTTTTATTAAATATCTTTTACTATATAAAGTATTATTTTCTTCTTTATTAGAATTACTATATTCTTTTATTTCGCAATATCCTCCAAAGGGTATTAATGATATTCTATATTCAGTTTCTCCTATTTTAAATCCAAATAATTTTAATCCAAATCCTATACTAAATATTTCTACTTTTACTCCACTAAGTTTTGCAACTACTAAATGCCCTAATTCATGAATTATCGTAATCAACATTAATAATCCTAATAACATAATAATTCCTAACATTTATTCTCCCTTTATATTTTCCAATAACTTATTTTTATACCATTCAGGTAATCCATAAGTAGATTTACGTAAAATATCACAACTGAATTTTTTAAACAAAAAATCTTTAATATTTTCAGTTTCTTCTTCTATAATATCATCTTTAACTCTTTTAATTAGCTTTCCTATATCTCTAGGTTTATTTTCTAATTGATTATTTTCTTTCAAGTATTGTAATGCTTTATTCCATCTAGCTTTAGTATTAAAACTATGAATAAACTTTTCTATTGAATTCTTTTTAGATTGTTTCTTCCATTGAGTATTATGTCTTTCTTTAAATTTATCTCTTACATATTTAGTAAATAATGGAAATACTTTACCACCTAATAATATAGTTTGATTATAATTCTTAATTACTATTCCCTCAACTAATTCTTTTCCTAAACAACTTGAAGTATTTAATAACTTTTTTAAATTTTCTAAATTAATAATTCCTTTATATAATTCTGGCACTATTTCTAAATTTAATTTATTAGCATAATTTAATAATTCTTGTCTTTTTGTTATCCATTTATTGTTGGAGAAAATATCAAATAATATGATATGATTATTAGGAATTCTATCATATTCTAATATATTATGTTTAGATGTTTTTAAATATTCGCCAAAAAAATATGTATTTACTGGAAATGATTTTAAAATTTTTTCAATGCTTTGCACATATTTAATACCTTTTGCAAACATTTTATTTTCTTCTGGACAAGTTACTATAGTTCTATGAGTTCCTATAACTAATTCTTTATTCTTATTTATTCCAAAACGAAATTGACTACCATCAACTTTTTCTTGTATAATAATTTCTCCTTTTAAAGCATTTTGGGTATAAGCTGACCCAAGAGTTAATATTTTTGTATATTTTGGAAGAGATTGCATATTATTCCTCTGGTAATATTTCTTTAACAGTATTAGAATGATAACCCCAAGCAATTAATAAACCTCGTAACTCCTCTGCTATTTCATAAATATCTATATATTCATGAGTTTCAATAATCGCTTTTCTTTTATTATCTAACGATTCTATTGTAATTCTCATTTTATTCTTTTCCTCTTTGTCCTTTAATTTCCTATTTAGTTTTAATCCGCATTTTTCTAAATGATTAAAATATTCTTTCTTATTATTAACTACATATCCGCATTCGCAAATTAATTTTCTTTCTATTTTATTCTTCGCCATATTTCTTTTTCCACTTTTTTCCATTCTTTTTCAGTCATTGCTTCAATAAAATTAACTTTACCAACCGCTTTAACATCTTCAAATTTATATGTTTTTCCACTAAAATCTATAACGTCATATTTAATTCCTGCATGTAATAACGATTTAGCATTATCAATAGTTCCATCAAAATAAAAATCGGTTATAATTTTTCTTTGAGGTTTTCCTAATTTATTTTTTTTAGCATATAAATGAATTTCCGTTCCAATTCTTTCTTTTTTATTTTTAGTGCCAACTTCAATAGGTTTTTTAGTTCTAAATTCAATTCTTGAGTTATGAGACAATATACCGTTTGCTATAAAATTTTCATCATTTTCAACTTGAATATCTATTAATTTCTTTTTAAAGCCTAAATATTTAAAATTTGTTGCTTTTTTAGTGATTTTTTTTATTTTTACAAAATCGAAATTTTGTTTTAATTTTAATATTCTCTCATATTTTGTGTTTTGTTCATTTAAAAAACTTAAATTTTTAGTCTTACTATAGATATTTTTTAATCTATCTAAAGAAATAGTCTTTTGTTTAATTAAATGCTGTAATGAATTATTTCTTCCCAAATATCTTGATATTTCCTTTCGTTTTAATAATATATTATGATATTCCTTTATTAATTCTACAAAATTATATTGCATTTTTGAATTATATTTTGGTAGTTTAATATTTTTCAATGTGGGTATAACTCGTTTAAATTTAATAATACTTTTTGAATCAGATACATACAAAGCATACATTGTATAGTATTTTTTATCATTTCGTAATTTTTTTAAAGATTGCGATTTTCTTTTATTAATATTTGACCTTATTCCTAATCTCCAAAGCATAAATTGAATATTTCTTAACAATTTCTCGGATGAGGAATGAAATGTAGGTAAATTTGTATTATCATTTCCCTCTGCATCATAAAATCCCGCTATAAAATCTTTAAGACAGTTATCTGAAAAATTATAAAAAAGAAAGGGTAACTTTTTTTTGGAAGCTTTTACATCTAATTTATATTGTCTAATAGTCTCAAATAAATGATTACTAAATTTTGTTTTAATGTGTAATAAATTAGTGTTTCTTGATTTATTAATTTTAAAGCTCTTTTCTTTAAGTAAATCTTGATAATATTTTAAGAAATTTCTATTTTTATCCGCTATAATTATATGATTTTCTTTATTTATTTTATATCCATCTCCAACATAATATCCTAATAATCTTACAAATTTATTGTCAGTAAATGAAGGATTTTTAATTTTAAAATTTTTCCCTTTCGATAATAATAGCATATCTCCTTTCTTGAGATTTTTAACTCTTTTTAACTGTAAAGTTCCATCAGAAGAAATATTATAAAATTTATGATTTTCCGAAGCATCTATTCTTGTTATACCTAAATCTAATTCTAAATAATTTTTAAATTTTTGTGCTTTTTTTTGTAATAATTTATTATTTTGGAATTTTTTATGCTTAAAATTATAACTTGTTACTTTACTTTTTAAATATTTTAAAGGTATAAATTTTTTACCGTTATAAATTATAGTATCTGCTCCTAAACAATCATACATATGTTTTAATGCTCTACCACAAGGAGTAATTTCTGGATTGCCATAAAGCACTCCCATCTTTTCTCTTAATTGATTAATAAAAATTAACGAAACTTTTTGATTAAGTATTTTTTTATATAATTTACGACAAAATTGAGAATAAGCCTTAGCTTGAACTCCTCTAGTTTGTTCATGCATTGATTTTTCTATTTCAACTTCAGGAATCAAACTTGCAACACTATCTACTACAATTAAATCTACTTCTGGCACTATCTTTAAAATAGTTTCTGTAGCATCTTCAACAGAATCAGGATAAGATAATAATAATTTATCAGTATTTACTCCTAATTTTTTAGCCCAATCTTTATGAAAACTCTCTGAAACTACCCATACGCATACTTTATCTAATTTTTGATATTTAGCTACCACCTTTTGAGCAAAAGTAGTCTTACCAGAACTTTCTTTGCCATAAAATTCTATTTTATGACCTCCTTCTACTAATTGTAAACCTCCATCTAATACATAATCTAACGAATATATACCAGTCCTAATAAATTCTACATTTTTTTGAGAGGAAGCTCTTTTTAATCCAAAATTTTTTTCTAGTTGAGATAATTTATCATTTAAATCTTTTTTAGACATTTATTTTTTCTCCTAATTTTCTAATAAATTTAGTTTCGCATCTTGGACAAACACTATATTTGATAATTTCTCCATCTTCAGTTAAACTAATGCTATTAACAGTTACCTCTACTATTTTCATTTCTAAATCTAATGAATATAAATTTTGCAATAAATAATCTTTTTCATGATAAATAGGACATTCATGTTTTACTATTTGACAATTTTTAGGGATTAAATATGTAAGCATTTTTATCTAATAATTATTCCTTATTATAACATTTATTACATAAATTTATTTCTTTTATTATTTCTTTTCCATTTGATTTCCATTCTTTTAAAATTTTATTATCTTTATCTTTAGCAAAGTGTTTATTTTCAGTTATAATTATTTTAAATCTACGAAAATCTTTATATTTTACTTTATAGTAATGATAATATTTTTCACGTGTTTTAATTGTAACTTTATTTTGTTTTTCTTTAGGATTACTACTTTTTTTACATTTATCACAAATAAACATATTATTCCTCCACTAATCCAGAAAGTGCTAATACAATTCCGTCTGCAATATCATAATCTTTTAATTTTGTATCTAATGCAGTATTAATATAATTTAAAATATCTTTTTTTAAATATATTCCTGATAACTTCTTTTTACTCTTTTTATAATTAATTTTACTTCTAGCAGAATTAGGTAAGATAAAATCAATATCGGTAGATATATTCCTAAATCTATCATAAACTAATACACTAGCTCGTGCTAATGATTTTAAAGTTCTAACATTTTTACCAAAAAAACAATCTTCAATTCTATTAATATCTAATTTATAATTTTTGCTTATTTCGTTTTTGAATTCATCTAATTGAGAAATAAATAAATCAATATTATCTAACACTTGTCTTGACGTAGCTTTCTTAGGTAACTTAGGAGTTTCTATTTTATTTATTTTTTCTAATATAAAATAATTATTAGTAGTTCTTATAATTGCTATACCTGTAATATGTTGAGCCACATCAAATCCTATAACGATTTTATTAAATTTTAAAGATTTTCCTAAAAAATCTTCTACTGTATTAATTTTAATTTTTTTAATATATTTATTCATTTATATTTTTTTTCTCTCACTTTTTTTCAATTTCTTTAATAATAATTTTAACTTCATGAAATTTATTTTTCATTTCTTTAGGCACAGAAGTATAAACAATAGGCATAACAGTAAGAGCATTTTTATTATTTAAATCTTTTTTATAAATATATCCATTTATCTCTTTTAGTATTTTATTCTTTCTTCCTATCTTAACTTTATGACAAGTATGCCAAGTATTAGCAGGGATGGAAATATTACATCTAGGACATTTTACATTACCTGTTACATAATATCTAACTTTATTATCTTTATTTTTCATCTAAAATATCCTCCAAATATTTTAAAGGTTCTTTTTCTACTACCATTTGTTTAATATGATATTGTCATTTAGGAATATAATCAATACCACCTGGTGTAGGTTTTATTTGCATTAATTTTTCTCCAAAAAAACTTTTGCAAAATTCGTTCTTAAATTTTTATAATCTGCATAACGACCTAAAGGTCTTGTTTTATTATTATATATCTCTATTACTTTTTTTAATATATGTTCTTTAGTCATTATTTATAACCTTAAATTTACTATCTGCATCTATGATATTTTTATGACCTCTTACTAAATGTAAATTTTTAAGTAATGTTCCTACTTTTAAAACTTTACGCCATCTTATAAAATTTCGCATTTTAGGATAAAGACAAGAATAATAACTTTTACCCTTATTACTTTTAAAAAATACGTAATAGAAATAACCGCCATATCTTGATGGTTTCTTTTTTATTTTAGTAATTTCTGCTATCATATAATATCCAATGTAATTAATATCAAAATAATAAGTATAATTATACTTATTATTAAGGGTGTATTATTCATTACCATCATATAACTTATTATTATAAATAAATTTACCTTTAATTATTCTTACATTATCTACATAAAAATATCCATTTGACATATAATAAACAACTGCAAATCCATGCGACCATTTACTAGGTCTGTTTTTACGATAATCAGGATTTTTATTACATAAACAACCGCCATTATAACCTATAATAGATATTTCTTTTGCAGGTGAACTTTCAGACCTAGACCCTATTCTATGAGTATGAAAAAACAATACATTAGTTTTAAATTCTTGTATATGTTTTCTAACTGCATAAATAGTAGAATACATCCCATGGCATACTGATAATCTACCTATTCTCTCGATATGATTTATATTTTCATATGTTTTATAACCTCTTTTAATAAGATGTAATTCTTCTGTAGGGTTCAATAAACCCTCTAATACAGGTAATTTTTCTAAAAGCTGATTATACCAATCTTCATGATTACCCCAAAAATATGCTTTATCGCAATTCTTAGGCAATCTTTTATCATATTCATCCAATAAAACGTTACCAACTGTATAATCTTTTTTTAATCTTTGAGTTTCTAATGTTTTTCTTTTATGCTCATTCCAATGACTAATAGGAGACATATCCATAAAATCTCCTACAATACGAAAACCGTCAAATTTTATATCTTGCATCAATTTAAAAATAGCTTTATTGGCTGGAATATTATATTCTGGAACATGATGGTCTGCAATATATAAATAAATTTTAAAGTTTTTATTTGCTTTTTTAGCAGTTCTGCCTTGAGGTATTTTCCAAGTTGCTTTAGCATTTTTAAGAACATCATTTACATTTACGTCTTTTAAATTTTTTATACTTAATTTTTCTTCTATTTGCAAATCTTTTCTAGGTTTAATTTTTCCTTGTTTTCTTAATCTTTGTCCATGACGAGATACAGTTCTTTCTCCTATACCTAATAATTGAGAAATTTCATAATCTGATTTACCAGAATTATATAATTCCATAAATAATTTTTTATTAAACTTTTTTCTCCTCATTTAAATAACCTCTCTTTTTAATTGAATATTTAATAACCATCTTATTCCATTATTTTCTATTACTATCCCGAAAATAGGTAACTTCTGTGCATCAAATGCATCATTCCAAATTTTCTGTAATTTCTTAGTATCAATACGATAACTTTTTTTATTAGTGCCTTTAATTTCTACTAAAAACTCTGCATTTCTTGCATCTGCTTTATCAAAATAAAATGCACCGCTATTAAGAGTTTTAATAAATTTATCTTCAAATTTATTTCCTTTTTTTCTATTCATCTAAAACCTCATCTTCTATATTATCTATTTCTTCATCTTTTGATTTATCTATTCTAGATAATTTTTTAGTTTCCCAATTATATCTAGCAGGTAGTTCATAAGATTTTATTCTGATTTTAGCTTCTCTTATTTTATCTATTTTAAATTTTCCATATTCGCCACTACTTTCATTATCATAAATATATCTACAAGCAAAAGATGGGAATTGTTTAACTAAATCTTTAGCTAACCATTCGTTATTATCTCTTAATTGCATAAATACTATCAATATTCCATTTTTGTCTCTTACTTCATCATTTAAAGATTGTAGTATTTTATCTGTTTCTGCATAATTTTTAGGACATAACCAATCTATTATAGTAACAGAATTTTTTTCTAATTCTACATCATGAGGATTAGAAGTTTCATGCCACTTAAAATCTCCCTCTTTTAATCCTAATTGTAATGCAATTTTAGCCCATCTTGAATTTCCAGACCAGCAATTTTTTCCATTTCTTCTAACTAGAAGTATATGGTGTTTAGGAACTTCTACATCATATATTTTTCCTTTATAATAAACATTTCGTCTATTCTGTCTTTTAGCATATACATCTTTAACCGTTGTTATTTCACTTACAATATATAAATTATGTTTTCTAGTATAAGATTTTCCATTTATAGTCATTTTAGTATTTTTACATTTTCTTACACTTATATTAGCAAAATTGGAAGTTTTTGTTATAATCTCTTGTAAATCCCCTGCTAATTTTTTTGATACTGTATAAAATTCCCTTCTTTTGTTCTTATAACAGCCATCTCCCAAATAATATCCATAAAGAAATTCACTCAATAGCTTAGGATTTAATTTTTTCAACTCATCAGGGATATATTTTTCGTTAGATTTTCCAAATTTTTTAAGAAAGATGCCTAGTCTTTTATCTATAATCCTAAACTGATGATTTGAATATGTATAACTAAATGGAAATTTATCCATAATATTTTTTACTTCTATAAATTTTTTATTGTTTCTAAATTGTGAGATAGAAACTCTATATTTTTCGACAGAGCCTTCTGCTAAAAATAATCCAAAAAATTTTACCCAATCTTCCATCTTTATTTTTAAACTTTTTTCTTTAATCTTATAATATTTTTTATGTTTTCCAAGATATTTATTCCAGGTAATTCCAGGTAATATAAAATATTTTTGATTTTCTCCTTTCCAGTTTCCAGTTTTAGGAATTGGATTATGATATGGTAAATCAAGAGCATTATATAATCTTATTTTTCCTGTAGTTCTCACTCTACTAGGTTGTTTATGGTTAGGAGTTATTAATAAATCCAAATATCTAGTATTTATATTGATTAAGTTCCCATCATAATTATATTCAAAATATTTTGTAGGTTTCTGATATTCTATTTCTTCAGTATCTGGATTTAATGTCATTACTTTTTCTTTCCTATTTAAATCTTTAAAATATTTCCACCCTTGCTCTGTAAGTATTTCTGTTTGCTCATCAAAACATCCACCCTCTAAAGATAAATAGTAAGGAATAATCTTTTGGTCTACTAGTTGTTTAACTATATTCATAGCTATATGAGTTTTTCCATGTGCATTTTTAGAACCGATTAATACTAAATCACCATAATTAAAAGTCATTACATCATTAAAATAAGGCATTTGGAAATCTATAGGAGTTCCTATATTAATTAATTCTTCTCTCCATTCTACTTTTTTTCTTGTTAAATAACTTCTTCCTTTTTTAATAATATAACTCTCTTTCACTAAATGTTTTAATACTTTATCTACTCTTTTTTTATCTTCTCCTCTATTAGTTCCTACAACAGCTAGTGCTATTTCCGTTCTACTAGCCTCTTCTACGTCTTTTAAATATTCTTGAATTTTATTAGCTAATTCATCTTCATCAAATAACTGATATTTATCTAATTCTCTCATCATAGACCTAATAGTTTTAGATTGCATAGGATTTTCTAACATATGCTGATTAAGCATGTTTAAAACATATTCTGTCTGTTTCAAATTTAATCGTTTTCTTAAAATACCACCTAATTTAATAAACTCATTATTACAGACTCCTTCTAGATTATTATTCTTTAATAAGAACTTAGAAGGGTCTATTTGAAAATTTTCTGTTTCTATTGCTTCTTTTATATCTTCACTATGAGTTTTCTTAGGAGTAGTTATTTTATCTGTAAAAAATTTTTTTATTTTTTTAGGCATTGTTTTGATAGGATTCAATTTAAATATTCTATTAGTTTTAAAAACTGAAGATGGATATATCACTACCTGACCGCCATCATTTTCTACATCAATTTTAATTTCTTTATAATCAATACTAGTTTTGGGGAATTCAGAAATATATTTATAAAATAAATGCATACCACCTAAATTAGTTTGATATAAAGTGTCATTTTCAGGATGTTCTAAATCATCTAATATCATCTTTATTTTTGTATCTCTAATTTTAATTGCTTCTTTTTTTTCTTCTTTAGTTAATTTACCCTTATACCATTTATCTTTCATATCAGAAGGCATTGCATCTATATCTATTACTGTTATATTAGATATTTTACCAGTTTTAACTCCTATATTATGATTATTAGCAATCCAAGTTTGCCACTCTTGTCTATTTTTATGAGATTTATTAGTCCAATTTTTTTCTATTGGTCTTTTGCCATTTGCTATTATAGGCACTAAATCAAAATGATTTTTTTCATAGAAATCTAAATATTGATTAATATTATCTATATCTACTTCCGTTTTTATGTTAATTTTCAATAATTTTTTTAAAAAATGTAATTGGTCTTTTTCTTTATTAGGAAAATCTTTTTCTAATTTATCAGCAATATCTAATAAGTTATATTTCTTTTTACATTTAAAACAATTAATTATATTAGTATTTGGAATTACATTAGCAGAATTTGGTTGTGAATTACATAAAGGACATTCTAACATAATTATTTTACCAGATTTCTTAATAGGTATATCTTTTAATTTTAAATATTTAATTAAATTGCTTAATATTATTTGTTTTTCCATTTTTTATTTATCCTACTATTTTATCAACTGTAAATGAAATTCCTTTTCTACTTGCAATATAATCTGCCTCTATTACAATTTGTTCTAGTCTTTTCCTAAATCTATTTAAATACGCTTTAGGTTTAGCCCATCTTCCCATATGGATTTCAACTAAATGTGCTATTTTCAAAAGTTGACGATAAGTTTTAACAGAAAAAAGATTACCCAAAACAAAATAATACATATCTTTAGTTCTATGTCTAATTTTATCTGCGCCTATTTTGCCATGTTCGTAATTAGTATATTTATCCCATATTCCATTTTTCCAATTTTTAAAAGTATCATGTAATAAGAGTGCAGAAATGATTATATCTTTATTATAATTACTAAGATTATAAAGATATGATAAATCAATTCCTACTTGTATTGCTTTAAGAGTATGTCTTAAACTTCCACCTTTACCATTATCTTCTGGAGGATGGTATCTTCCTGTAGAACTTGAACTTGCAGTAAAGAATTGTTTTGGAACATCATGTTCTAAAAAATATTCTACAAAATATTTTAATTCTTCATTTTTTATAATATTTACAATTTTATGTATTTCATATTTCTTTAGAATCATTTTATCCTCTTTATTTTATACTATCAACATCAAAAGATATTTTTTTACCATTTTCTAGTGTAAGAATTGCATAATAATGTTTTTCAATATATATACCAGTTCCCTCACAAGTAGAACATTCCAATATCTTACCTTTCTTTTTTATAATCCCTGTTCCACTACATCCCCAACATTTCATAGGAACATGATTAGGTATGAATTCTATTTTTCTGTTTTGTTTAGGCATTTGTTTTTTATGATTTGTATTTTAACTCTAAAATATTTTAATTTAAGAATAAGATAAATAATTATAGACGAAACCCCTGCTAAAAATAATTCACCTGAACCACAAAGAATACCTATAGATACCATAACCCATAATAATGTAGCAGTTGTAATACCCTCTACTGTATGTTTATCTCTTATAATTACCCCACTACCTAAAAATCCTATACTTGCTACAGTATAGGATATTATTCTGCCTAAATCATTGTTAGGATTTAGACTAGCTATTTTATATGCAATTAAAGTTAAAAGTGTAGAACCTAATGTTACAAGCATAATATCTCTTAAACCTGCTGGTTTATCTTGATTTTCTCTCTCATAACCAATTAAGAAACTAAATAATAAAGCTAAACCGAGTTTTAAAATCAAATCTAAATTAATTAATTGCATAACTATTAAAAGGTTTAATTATTAATGATAAAAATTTAAATGATTTTCTTACTAATTCCTGATAAGTTTTATTGATTAAAACCATACTTTCCTCTCTCTACTATAAGTATAACATATTAATAATCTGACCACAAGGTTTCAATAACATTTATATAATTTATAACTCCTTTTATATCAATAACTTATAAAAAAAATTAAATTAATCCCATAAATGTTCAAAATATTTAATAAATAATTTCCAACCTTTCATATACTTTCTTATTTCTTTATCTGTTAAGCATCTATCATTAGCATTATATTTTTTATTACAATCTTTAAATACTTTCTCCCATTTTTTTCTCTCTTTCTTATCTTTAATTATAAAAACGCTACTACCTAACTTTTTAGCAATAAAAAAAGTATATATAATATTATTTAAAATATCTACCCATCGCCCTTCCGTTAAATCAGAAGGATGACCATTTATATTTTTCTTTAAATGCTTAATACTATTATATATAACGTCTGATAAATAACTATATAAACACCAAGTATCTCTATCAGAAAACCCTCTTTTACCTCTCTGAATAAAAGATTCAATATTTAAAGGTATACCTAAAATAAAATCACTAATTTTATAATATATAAATTTCAACTTAAATAATACTGGATGATTTTTTCTCCATTTTTTTATCTTTTTTAATTGTTTATCAATAGAATTCTTATTCATTTTTCCCTTTTAATTCTTCATATAATTTAGTATATGCTTTATTATAATGAGAATTATCTTTATATGTATTTAATTCTTTTATTGCGTCAATATAATAAGAAGAAAAATTTTTCTTTATATATTTTAAAGCAAACCTCTCTGCTTGATATTCTTTAACATAATCAGGTAACATAACTTTATCAGTCAAATCTACATGTTTTGATTTAATATGACCAAATTCATGTAATAACGTATGAATAACTTGATAATTAGACATTTTTTGTAATAAATTTATATTACATTTTATAAGATAAAATAATTCATCATTATCTGTATATTTATATAAATTAACGCCCATTAATCTATTACCTAAATTTTCTTCTATAATTATTTTAATAGATTTTTTTATTTTAAATTCTTTTTTAAATCTTAAAATATAATTTTCTAAAAATGTAATTATATCCATTATTTAATTTATTTATTCTTATATCTCTTTTTCTTATGTCTATTCTTTCTTCTTCTTTTCTTATACCAATGTCTTCTTACTCGTTTTCTACGTTTTTTTCTTAAATTACTCATATATTCCCTTTATATATCATACTTATGATTTCTTTTTATTTTTTTATTATTATTAGTTTCATATAAACTAAAATTTATACACTCTTTACATTTTTTATTTCTATTTTTACAATCAAATTTCATACATAAACCCATATGATAATTACTTCTTGATTTATAACCCATATTTCCTCCTAATCTATAATATCTATTTTATTTAAAAAACTTTTTATATCTTCTAATGATTCAAATATACTTACAGGTTCAAAGGTAAATCCTCCCCATAATATCCCTACTAATTCTGCATTTTTATTATAAACACCACCACCAGAACAACCACCTATAGTTTTAAATGCTACAAAAACCCAATCTTCTGTATATTTTAAAATTTCTCCTTTAATTGCATATCTGCCTGTAAATTTAGGATAACTTACATGATAAACAACTTCGCCTATTTCAGAATTTTTAGAAGCAAATTTGACAGGAGTTTTATCTTTAATCTTTCCTTTAATTATCATCATACTTATATCATCATTTATAGGCGAAATAATTAAATCTACTAATTTATTTTCCACATAAACTTCCTCTGTAGGCGCTACACAATGTTTAGCTGTTAATATATATGTATTAGTTTTATCTTCCTTAACAACTATACCTGAACATTTAGAAATACCTAGACCTCCTAAAGAAAAAATAGCAACTGCATGAGATTCTATATTATCGTAAACTTTAACATCACCTGTTAAATAATCTTTAATATTAGAACCTCTAGCATGCGCTAAAGAAATACATGTAATAAACATCATAAATATAATAGTTAACAGCCATATAAATACATTTTTAATCATTTTTTTCTTCTCCTTTTTGCACTAACTTTATTAACTTTAATAATTTTATCTACAATTCCTTTTTCTTTACATTCTTCAGGATATAACCATAACTCTCCATGTTGAGCAATTTGTAATTCTTTATTAGATAATTTAGTATGAATTTTCAAAAAATCAAATAAACGTCTCTGTTCTCTTTTTAAATAATCACTTCTATCTAAAATTTTAGTAGTATAATCTCCATGAATACCTCCCGACATATCATGAGACATCCATACGCTATTTTCTGTTATTAATCTTTTATCCCCTGCAATAGAAACCACCCCTGCCATAGAACATGCATGACCTGATATAATAGTAATTACATGAGATTTTATAGCTTTTATTGCATCTATAATAGCAAAACCATAATCTATATCACCACCTGGTGAATTTATATATAAACAAATTTCATCAGTTTTTATATTATCTAAACTTACTAATTTATTAACTATATCTAATGAAGATTTTTCATTTATTTCTTTAAACAAAAATATTTGTCTAGCATTTAGAAGAATTTGGTCAATTTTAATCTCTTTCATTTTCTTTTTCCTGCTCATTTTTCTCCTTTAAATCAATTCGTTGTATTTTTGATAAAGTGTATCTATAATTTCTCCAATATTATTAGGTTCTATATGACCCTGTAAAGCTATTAAACTTCTTGAAACTGCATGGGCTATCGTTTGTTTTCTACTTAAATCTGCATCGAAATTAGAAGATTTTGTTGTATTAGAATTTTTATTCTTTTTATTACAATTATAACATTTATCATATTTATCACTCTTTAATTCTTTACCACAATCAGAACAAACATTTTGACTGCTTGTAGATGTAGAAGTTTTACTACCTTTTTTCATAATCTTATTAACTTTATATTTGCCATCATCTAAAACATAATCTAAATCTACTTCATCACCTTCTTTAATTTGAGCCTTAGCATAATTAACTACTTTAGCAGAAGTTTCGCACCATTTTTCTCCTTCATCTCCACCAAAATCTATTTTTAATAAGTTTTTATCGCCTCTTTTAAATGCTACTAAAAATTTCATCTTATTCCTCCTTAATATTTCTAATTTATGTTTCTTCTATTCATATTATTTCCTATTAAATTGTAATGTCATACCTATTGAAAACAGAATATAAAATGATAACCATCCAACAAAAGAACTACATATTACACGTAATAACCCTAATAATATACCTGAAATATATATTTCAGGTGTAATACTTTCAACTATTTGAATTATACCACCAATAAACATTACATAAACGCCTAAATATAAACCTATTACTATACTAGATAATAATATAAACCAACCTAAAACTTTATTCATTTTTTCCTCCTTTTTCTCTTTCTTCTTTTAGTTTCCAATTTAACACAATAATCATAATCTATTTTTTTATTCTTATCATTATATAACTTATTAATACGTTTTCTTATTGTAATAAATGGAATATAGTTAATATCTATTTTCTCTTTTTCTTTTAAATTATCAAATATATTTATTATTTTATTCTCTATAATTTCTGGTAACTCTATTAAAGATACACATTGTTTTCTTTTTTCATAATCTTCTTCATTTAAAATAGGATTAACTAAATTATCAGAAACTTCTTTTTCTATTTTTTTAGAAATTAATTTATATACATTAAAATTTTTTGGTTTTACTTTATACGCTCCTTTACTTCCTTTAGCTTTTTTCAATGGAGAAAATATTTTTACATTATCATAAATAAAGCATTGTTCCAAATCAGAATCAAAAGTGCATAATATTATTTCTTTATTATTAAAATATCTACAACCAACTGCCATTATATCATCTGCTTCTAATCCATTTTCTTTAATAATATGCCAATCAGTTCCCTTATTAATTTTATCCAATAAAATATCAGATTTCTTATACATATCTTGCCAATTAATATCATCAAAACTATCTCTATATGCTTTTCTATTAGCTTTATATTCTTCCTCTATATCTTTTCTCCAACTATGTCTACCATCTACAGCAACAATAACTATATCATAAGGTTCTAACCCTATTTTAGATAAAGAAGATACTATCATACTTAATAAAGTATATTCCATTGGTATATTTTTTCTATTTCTCCAAGAGAATATAGCCCTATGTAAAAACATTCCATAATCTAATATTATAACTTTATTATTCATCATCAAAACTAGGATAAGTTGTCATTTGTTTAAAACATTCCACATGATAACTCTTATCATTATATATAACATAATCATCATCATCATAAATAGGGTCTTTGCAATAACCGCACCATGTATTAATTCTTTTTTCTTCCATTTCTTTTTTCCTTTTCTTTTATTTCTTCATGTAAATAACCCTGTATATTAAATATTATTGCACATAATGCCTCTTCAATATTTTCTCTACTTTTAAAACCTCTATGTTCTAACCACAAATCTAAAAAATGTCTAAATGTAGATTTAATATATGCATCTTTAGGAATTCCTTTTTGCCAATTATCCGAATCTCTTAAACTACCATCTGATTGTATTCTATGTTTATTCATATATTTTGCAAATCTTTTTAAAACAATAGGACTTAAAAAACCTTCATAATCGTATTTATTTTCATTCGTATCTCTAGTTGCGCCTGTTTTAAATTTTCTTATTTTATCTTTCTTGGTCATATTATTCTCCTTTCCTATTATGATAAGTCTTTTTATTAATCTTATTTAATTCTTTATGCATTTTTAATAATTCTTTCTTTCTAGTATTTAATAAATAGTCAAATACCTTTTTACAATTTTCACATATTTCATAACGTAATAATTTATCTGAAAGATATTTTTGTTGTTTACTCTGTTGATGTAAATAGTCCATTAAATCTAAGGTTTTAGTTGTTGGTTGATGTTTATCTTTATTTGTTATTTCTAATACACCAAAATAAAATATACTTTCCCTATCTGATATTACTTGACCACAAAAATCACAATGTAATACTTGCATTATTCTCCTTTTTTTTCTTTAATCTTTAAATTATATCTATCTTTTACAAAATCTATACAATCATTAACAGTATAAAATATTTCTCCACCAGATATTTGCACTCCAAATAAAAGAGAAGAATTAGTTTCGGTTTTAGGTGCATCAGGCAAAATTAAATAAACTGGTATTCTATATAAAAAAGCTAAAGTTAATTCATAAATAGTTCCAACTGTCTTAACTTTTTTAGGCATATAAACAACAATAAAATCACTACGCACAACTGCCTCTGCATCTCCCCAATGTTTTATATCTTCTAATCTATTACCATCTATATGTTTTCTCATTCGTAAATTAGTAAGTAATTGTGTTAAATCTGTATTGGGAGAAATAGCACCAAACCAAATTCTCCACATATTTTTAAAAAATAAATCATAATTACCTGACTTCTTCAAACCTTTAATATAATCTACTTGGTCATGAGAAGTTTTACCTACTTTATAATTTTCCTGTTTAACAGGGTCATAAATCAATAAATCATTACTATCTAATTTTTGAGAAATTTCATCTCTCCAACTTTTCATAACTTTTTTTGATACTGCTTCTATTGCACCTGCTAAATAAGTAGTATATTTATATTTATCTTTTTTTATCATAATTATTTCACATCTCCATTCTCTTTAATTTTAGAATCTTCATAAGGAACAACTAATCTTCTATAAATCTCCTTTGCACAACAATTCAATTCTCCGATAATATTTTTATAATTATTATAACTTGGTATAATACTTTTAGCAAATTTATAGAGAATATAATTTAAATCTCCATTTACTTTTACTCCTTGTTTTAACATTAAATCTACAATTTTATCCATTTCTTCTCGACGAGGTTTTCCATTTAATCTAGTAACTTTATTTTCGATATATGGCATAATTACTCTCCTTTAATCTTTTGTTTTATCTGTCAAATCATCATATAATTCATACATTTCATTTAATGTATCTTTAGCTTCTTTAAATATTTTATCAATTTTAGCATCGTGGGTAGTTGTTAATTCCTTAATTTTTGTATGATATATTTTTCTTTCATCTATTAAATCTTTCATAATAATTTTTATTTCGTGAATAGTCTTATTAAATAATTTAATATTTTCATCTTTCATTATTGTCCTTTAAATTGTCTATTTAATTTAGCTTTACAATTAGAACATAATAATAATCTTTTTCTTTGTCCATTTTTTAATCTAACTACAATTGGACTTAATCTATGTTTTGGTAGACTAAATTTACATGAATTACATTCAGTAAAATTCATTATATTTACTCCTTAATATGAAATTGATGACAAATACAGTTAATACCGTTATAATCTTTTAAAATAGTATCATCATTATCTTTAATTAATTTATTACAAATAGGACAATTACCTTTCTTAACTCTTTTAACAATTATATTTTCTTTATTTTTCATTTGTTCCTTTTCTTTTAGGTCTTAAATCATTTATAATTTCATTAATTAACTCATTACGTTCTTGACACAGTAATAAAAATCTATCTGTAGGAACTTTCTTATAATCTTGTTTAAACTGTTTAATATATTTTATGATACTAAACAAAATCTCATCAGTTAAATTATTTATCATAAAAGTAGTGGGTAAATTTTTATCATGATTTAATATAAATTCTTTTCCAATTCTATTTTGTTTTATAATACTTTTAATTATTTCTTTTAAAGACTTATTCATTAAACATAACTCCTATTAAAATAACCATCTATAATAAGTAATTATTCTATTATCTCCTCTCCATCCTTTACCTACACCTAATCCTATAGCAGAATTTTGAGTTAAATCATAAGAAGTAGCAAATGGATATATTCCTTTATTTGTAAGAAAAGTATCTAAATTCCAATTCCAATATCTAAGATAAGATAAACCTGCTCCTGCCTCAAAATTAGTTCCTTTTTCTCCTAATCCTCCACCTAAAATACCAATAGGTTCAAAAGTAAATCCTATAGGAGCTAAATCTCTTTTCAATTTAGGAATATCTTTAACGCTTAATTGTTTCAATACCTTTCCTTTTTTATCTTCTAAAAACACATTACCTTTTTTATCTATATGTAATTGACTATTTTTATCTAAATCTAATATTGCAGATTTTCCATAACCTATATCAATTTTTACTGGAGTATTTTGCTTGCCTTTATACCAACCATATGCAAACATAGTCATAATAACTAATCCATAAATAATTATTTTTCTACCATCTAAAATTTCTTTTATAGATTTTATCCATTCTACACCGTCAAATAAAGAAAACATTTTTTTAAATTTATTAGAACTAAATATTTCTTTACCGTCTTTCCTATATACCTTTCCAATAGTGCAATTAGTTTGGATTTTATCTTTAATTACATTTATAGTTCTATTTTTGATTTTATTTCTGACATACATAAATACAACCCCTGCCAAAAATATAGAACCTAATATTAAAATTTGTTTTATTATATACATATCTTCACCTTAATCTTTATTTTCCTGTTTATCTGGACATCGTTCACAAGTCAACCCCCAACCTGCTATCAACTGCTGATGTTTAGTGCAAAAGTGTTTCAATCCGTCTTTTATCTTGTAATACTTACATCTATTTTCTTGTTTGATGGGTTTATTGTTATTTAAAAATTCTTTATATTCTTTATCAGCTTTTTTAAGGTTAGCAATAAATGGACTCGATTTTTCTTCCTTCTTCCGCTCTTGAGAGTGGAGATAGTCGACTATGGCTTGACTTATGGCAATAGCAATATTTTTTTTAAAATGATTGGGATTACCGTTCCATTCCATATTCTTTATTCTTTCTAATGATATTTCTTGAAGTTTATCTTTTTCTATTTCTTTTCTCAACTTCCCCATCTCATAATTGTGGTAGGCTTGAAATTCATCTATGCCATCATTGCGTCCTCTATTGTAATCTGGATTACAACCTCCACAAGTCATCTCGTCTATTTCTCTTTTCTCTGGTTTCTTAGTCATTTCTCCCTTTATATTTTAAAAAATTTCTTAAAATACTTTTCAAAACTCTAATTCCGCCTATTATTCTATTAAGTCCTTTCAAATTTCCAGGAATTTCTAAAGTAATTGAACAATCGCAACCTATATCACTCATATAATCTTGTATCGAATTATCTCTCTCTGGATTAAATATAACTCCATTTTTACAATATTCGCCATATATAGTTTCATTAGTAATATAAGGAATTATTTTTTTATTCTCTTTAAATGCCTGTTCAACAATAGATTTCATTTCAGGTCTTACTCTTTCATAAGCATATATACGATGTTTTCCATATTTACCACAGTCTCCATGAATATCAATAAATAAATCTACATCAATAGGATAATGTTTTTTAACTATTTTTAGTTCTTTAATTTTTTCACTAAAACTACTATCATTAATACTTTGTCCAAACCTATTATATCTTACATTATAAGTATATCCATAAGGATTTAGGCAAGGGAAAATAATAAAATTATATGCTTTAATATATTTAGGAGTTAATTCTTTTAAAAATTTATATAACACTCTTATACTTATAGCTTCTTCTCCATGAATACCTGCTTGTATAATTACTTGATATTTACTATTATATTCTTTATTAATAAATTTTAAAATAGGATAACAAATATTATCATATATAACAGTGCCTATTATTTCTTTCTCAAATGGTATATTTAAATTGAGAAAAGAATTAATAAGTCTTAAATAATTTCTTTTTATTTTTTTATTTTTCATAAGTATATAATTTTTTTCTTACTTTATAAATTTTATTTTTATCTATAGAATTAGTTATTTTCAATAAAACAGGATTAATAGGAGATATATCATAATAATTTATCATTTCTATTTCTATAATATATCTCAATATTTTACCTGATATTCCTTTTCCATAAGGAAAAATAGTATCCATCAATAAATATGGGTGTTCGTAATTTTTTCGTTCTCTAGTAATTTCTAATGGATGTTCATACACAATTCCTTCAATAGGTCTTGCACCTAATTTTTCGTAAAATTCTAATAATGCTTCTCTTCTATTAATTTCTTTCGTAGGTAATTTATTTTTAAAATCAGTATCTCTATCTGCATTAAATAATAAACATTTACGTTTTCGTATATTTAAAAAATTTTTCATATAAACATATAAAGCAGAGCCTAGTCCTTTATTTTGATAATTTTTATCTACTCCTAAATATTCTAAAATAGCTATATTATAATTTAACCAAATTTTAAATATACAAAACCCTACTATATTTTTTTTAATTTTTACTACCAAAAGAAATCTAGAATATTTTTTTCCATTAGAACAAGAAGAAGCAATAGAAAGTTTTAATTTATTAATAAAATCCCAATCAAATGGAAATATTTGCATCATCAAATTTATAGTTTTCTTAAAATCTTTTTCTTGAATATCAAATGGATTAGTTATATAATAAAAATTAATCATTTTTGTTTATTAGATTTTTTAATAGAATTGACTTTTAAAAAACTATCAAAAGTTTTATATTTATCACAAAAAAATACTCGTTTCTTAGAATTAGAATTTCCAGTAGAACGAGTATTTTTATTCTTTGATTGATTTGATTTTTTAAATAGTCTTTTATAAGTTTTTTCTAATCTATTAAGTTTAAGTTGAAAAGTTATAGCTGAACGACCTTTTCTTCCCTTACCTCTTTCAACTTTATTATTTTTTGTTCTACCCATACTATCCTCACATTAATAATACAATTATTATTCTCACTTAAAGTATAACATATAAATACTAAATATACAAGGTTTTAATGACATTTTTAAATTTTTTTTTATTAAATCATTATAACTTACTATATTACATATACTTACGTTAAATTAAGCAATTATAGTAATTTTTTTTGGATATATCTCTACTTATGTTAATAAGTAGTAACGTAAGTATATACGTAATTTATAAAGTATTATTATACGTATAATTATACTTATTAGTATACGTATACGTTACGTATAAATATAATAATAATTAATTATTTATTAACTTCTTTAATAAAATTAGCTATTTTATTAGCTTGGTCTAATGGAATAGCAATACCTTTTCTTGTAGGTTTCCATTCATCTGTTTCATTATCAGGATAATATTTTCTTACATCAATAAATTTTCTATCCTTAAATTCAATTTGCTTTACTTCAATCCTACTTCTTCCGTATTCAATATATTTCATTTATCCCTCCTTTAATTTGTTATTTTAATTAAATACTATATTGATAAATAGAAATATCACACTAATAAATAATATAATAAAAATATTTCTTAATATAGAAAAAGCAATAACATACCACAATGCTTTAAAAAATCCTATAATATCCTTAATAAATTCTATGAAAAAATTTTTATTCATCTTTTAAATATTAATGCATTTACTATTAATAATAATATACCAATAATTTTATTTTTTAAATTATTTGCATAAAAGACTAATCCTAAATAACCTATTAACATTAAATAATAATATAAATTATAAATCACTTTATCTCCTTTAATTTTATTCAAATGCTTTATCATATCCTTTCTGTAAAGTATCTATATCTAATCTTAAATATTTAAGAGTAGTATTTATATTTTTATGTCCTAACAATTTACTTACTTTGCTTACGTCTAAACCTCTTTCTAACATCATAGTAGCATAAGAATGTCTAAATAGATGAGGTCTCAATTTAATATCTGGAAAATATTTTTTTAGTCTATCACATAATCTTTGCACACCACTTTTAGTAATATTAAAAGCATTTTTATCTTCTGGTTCTGTAATAAAAAAACTTTTTAAAATAATTGCTACTTCTTTTGTAAATGGTATAATTCTTTCTTCTTTTGTTTTTGGTATATATATTTTGACTCTGCGTTTTTCAAAATCTATATTTTTTCTGTAAATAAATTCAAATTCGCTTACTCTTATTCCAGTATAAAACATAAAGTATAGTATTGCTTTGTTTTTTAAAGGTTTATCGCAATATTTCTCAACTGTTGGAATTATTTTCTTTCTAAAAAATTTTTCTTCTATACTATCTGGTAATTTATCTTCTATTTTTATACTTTTAGGAAGTCTTATATTCTTATCTAAAAACTCTAAAAATAATTTAATAGCACTTCTAAAAAGATTTATAGTTATTGGATTATATTTGTCTTTAAGTTTAAAGAAAAAATTTCTAATATTTTCTTCGTTTAAATCTTCTATTTTGTTTTCTTTTAATAAAATATTTACACGATAGAGATAATCTGTAATAGTAGATTTTGAATATCCATTTATTATTAAATACTCTTTAAATTCATTAATCATTATAATCCTCTATATATTCTTTTAATTTTTTATATTTTGGCTTACTTTTTTCTGCTTCTATTATGATTTGCCACATAGTTAATAATAAATCACTTGCATTTATTTTTTTATTAATATTTATTTTTTTCTGTGCTATTATTTTTATTTTTGCAAGTTTAGCTAATGGAGAATTAATAATTTTTTTAGCTAATAATTTGTTGTATTTTTCCTTTTCTTTTATCAAGTTTTTTATAAGATTAAGTTTATTTTTGCTTAATTTTCTTTTGCGAGATTTAGAAATAAAATTCTTTAAAGAATTAATACTTCTATTTTTTAGTCTTTCAGATAGTTTTGTCATTATATATATCACTCCTTTCTAAATATTTTACAAAATGAGTTTTATAAAGTTTTATTTCATATCTTTTCAATTTACTTTTTTCTATTAATTTTATCCATTTTTTTAATTCTTTTAATGGAGTTTTAATTATTATTTCACCATATTTTTTATTTTCTAACCAATTCATTATATTTTTACCTCTCTTAATACTTTTAATTTTCTAACTCTTAATTTCCCTAACCTACATGTAATAATATCCTTAATATTAACTTTTACTTCTATTAAAGTATCTCCTGTATTCCAATAATTAGGTGTAGATACATGTAAACTTTCTGCACAGGGATTATTAATATTCTCATTTATTTTTTTCGCTTTTGCTATTTTATTATTTTCATATATAAATGATTTATCATATATAGAAGCATATTTACCCTTAACTATTTTATTTACCCTTTTATATAACAAATAATTTCCATTTTTATCAGGTATAATATTCAAACTTCCTAATATTAATTGCTTTAACGTATAATTTTTGTTTAATTCAACTCCATTACCTAACCTAACATAATCACCTAACTCAATATTATTACCTAACTCAACATCATTACCTAATATAACATAATTACCTAACTCAACTCCATTACCTAACTCAACTCTATTACCTAACTCAACATTATTACCTAACTTAACATAATTACCTAACCTAACTCTATTACCTAACTCAACATTATTACCTAATATAACATAATTACCTAACCTAACTCTATTACCTAACTCAACATTATTACCTAACCTAACTCCATTACCTAATATAATATTATTTTTTTCTAATTTATCTTTTAATTCCTTTATTTGCTCATATTCATAACGTTTTAAATTATAATTATCACCTAATAAATATATACATTTTTTCATTTTATCTCCTTATATTTTTATTTTATGAGTTTTTAAATATATTTCTCCTTCTTTGCCTATAATCCTTCCTCTTGGAGTTTTACTAATAAATCTTTTTCTAACTAAAAACGGTTCTATATAATATTGATAAGTTAATTTATCAGTATTTAATACTTGAATAATAGTATCTAATCCAACTGGATTTTTTTGATTACTAAGATAAGATAACAAATTAATATCTTTATCTGTTACACCATTTTCATATATTCTTAAATTATTCATTTTCTTTATAGCCACCCCTTTGCTTGTTTTATTTATTCGTTTAAATTTAGCATAATAATAAATATTATCTAATAAACTTAATGCTAATCTTGGAGTTTCTCTGCTTCTTGATGCTATTTCAAGTAAAGTATCTTTAGTAAATTCTAAATCTCTTTTTATAGCTTGATTTTTTATAATTTTTGCTAATTCTTTATTGGTATAAGGTCTTAAAATAAATTTTTGTTTACATCTATCTACCAAAGGACTTAATTTTTTTGCTAATGCACCTAAATCAGTAGTAGCACCTGCAAGGGTAAAATAAGGTATAGGTCTATTATTAACTTTAAAAGTTTGAGTTATTGGTAATAAAATTTCTCCTATTTCCTTTTTTAATCCATGAATTTCATCAATAAAAATTATACTAAATGGAAATTCTTTTGTAAGTTTAGCAAGTAATTCATATATATCTTCTTTTTCTTTTAAATTCCCTGCAACAGTTTCTATTAACGGAAATTGACTTTTTTTAGATAATAAATGTATTAATGCACTTTTTCCGTAACCTGCATTTCCACTTATTAATAAATGAGGATAAGGAATAGTTTTATCGTTATTAACTGCTTGTAATGTTTCTCTTATAGTAGATTTAGTTTCTTCCTGTCCTATATATTCTTCCCAATTTTTAGGTTCAGTATCTAATTTATCTTCTTTTCTATCTACAAAGAAATCATATTTTTCTAAATTTTTATTTGTATTTACAACTTCTACTTGTAAAGGATAATTATCCATATTTTCAGTATTATCGTAACGTTCATTATTTAAATTATTTATATTATTTGATATGTTTCTAATTCCTTTATTTGCACCTAACACGATTATAGTTATAATGAATAAGGTTAAAATAATAATCATTTTTTCCTCTTGTTTTTATACATATTTTTATCTGCAATATCTAAACAATTGTTTTTCTCTATTTTACAAATACCTATACTTGCGTTAATATTTATATGTTTTAATATACGTTTAATTCTTCTAATAATTATTTCATAATTTTTATAATGAGAAATAATCATCACAAATTCATCACCAGAAATTCTATATACATTTTCATAATTTCTTATATTTTTTATTAGTTTTTTTGCTATTTTTTTTAGAATATTATCACCAAATTTATGTCCTTTAGTATCATTAATTTCTTTAAATTTATTTATATCTATCATTATTAATAAAAATTTTATTCCAAATCTTCTTCTTAAACTTTTATATCTTTTTATATCTTGTTTTAATTTTCTTCTATTCCATAAATTAGTTAGAGAGTCTTTATACGAAAGATTTTTATATCTTGCTAATTGTTGTTTTAATTTTCTTATTTCTTTATCCTTTCCCATTTTTCAATATCTCCTTGTATTACTTTAAATAAAGGGCGAGGTTTTATATTATCTCTAAAATCGTTTGTTTCTAATTTATTATCTCTAAATTTTCTTAAATTTCTATTATGTAATTTATTTTGTAAATGATTAAATTCATATTCTAATAGAATAAATTAATTTTTACAAAAACTCTCTGTTTCATCTAAAGCAGTTTTGATATCTAATTCATTATACGGACTTGCTCTATTTAAAGCTTCTTTTTTAGTAAACCTGCTATTAGCAACATCATATAAAATATCAGCTATTTCCTTATAACTATCTGCTATGGCTAATATATTTTTTAGATTTTTTTTCATTATTTTACCTCCTTAAAATTAGTCCATAATTTCATATATTCTCCTATTTTTATTTCTTGTTATAAGTATAACATATTTTTCAAACTTTGTCAAGTGAAGAATAGTAAGCATAATCTTCTGCGTCTATTTCATCAAACTCTAATTTATTCCTTTCTTGCCAAGCATGCCTTATTTCGTGTAATATTGTAGTCTTTATTGCTAAATTTAAACCTATACTATATTCTTTACAAGCAGATATTATATTTCTTATATCAATACCAATAACTGCATTTTTATAAGTTCCATTACAATATATTCCTAATTGATTATTTGATAATAAAATAGGAAATACATTAAAATTAATTCTTAAATTTAATTTTTCTTTTTTAATCCATTTAATTGCTTTGTTAATAAGAGTAATAAAATTTTTATTTAATTTATCATCTAATTCATAATCCCAACTAATATCGTAGTCATTATTATACATTTTTAATCCTGTTTTAAATATACTCTTTTTTAAGTATTCTAAATTTTTTAGCTATTACTCTATTGTTACTTATTTTAATTATATCTTTATTTCTTATATAACAAGTTAATATACAATTAATTCTTTTTCCTGTTTGACGTTTCATACATAAATTATATCTTTTTAATTCTTCATTATTATTTTTTTTAATCCAAAAATGGTAACCTGTTCTATGAAAACTCCTTTGTCTTTTAGTATGTATATAACTGTCTTTTAATAATAAATAAGGATTAATAAAATTTTTATATGTTTTTCCTAAAGTATAATATCCTAAATTTAACTTATTAAATAGCTTAAATGCTCCATTATTTATTATCGGAAAAAATTTATTATTTTTTTCTATAACCCATTTATAGACTATCATTTTTGAAACTTATTACTCCCTATTTACTTAAAAGCAGTTCAGTAACTTTTATATATCTTTTATATTCTTTTATTTCCTTATCATTATACCCTGCTTTTTTTGCTATTACCCTGCCTAACTTTTCCCATTGTTTTATTGATAATATTTTACAACCAATTTGAATATAATCTTTATTAACAGCAGTTATTAAGTGCTTAGAACCTTGAATTTGCAGAGGAGTTTTATTTAACTTAACTCCATTACCTAACTCAACATTATTACCTAAGCTAACATAATCACCTAACTCAACATCATTACCTAACTCAACTCCATTACCTAACTCAACTCCATTACCTAACTTAACATCATTACCTAATATAACATAATCACCTAATCTAACTCCATTACCTAATATAACATAATCACCTAACTCAACTCCATTACCTAATATAATATTATTTTTTTCTAATCTATTATTTAATTCATTTATTTCATTATACTTATAACACTGCCATTTTAAATT